TGGGCCGGCCAGCTCAATCTGAAGAATGCGGAAAGCATGGAGAGATTCAATGCCTACTACAAACGACAAATCGGAAAACCCAAGAAACCAAAGCTCGTCACAGAATGACGATCCTGAGGGATGGCACGAGCATGTTCTTGCCGGCATCGAACCGGCAGCCGAAGCCCGTCTTTTGCGCAAAACAAGACAAAGGGCTAAGAGCAAGTACGGTACTTCCGATGAATTGCTCGACAAGCTTTATGGCCTCAACAGCCGATAGATAGGTGAATCATGCCGCTCAAGCCCGGCTCCAGTAAGGAAACTGTCTCGCAGAACATCAGCGAGTTTCACACTGGAAAGACCTACGCCAAGACCAAGGCCAAGTTCGGCAAGGCCAAGGCAAACAGGCAAGCAATTGCCGTAGCCCTCAGCACAGCCCGCAAATACAAGGCCGGAGGCGGCGGCGTCGACATGGAGCGCATGGTGACGTTGGGTGCCTCGCGCAGCCTGCAAAGAGAGGGTATGCTGCACTCATCCATACCCGGTCGTACCGATAAGCTGCCATTGAATGTCCCGGCTGGGTCTTATGTTCTGCCAGCGGATATTCCCAGTGCCTTGGGGCAGGGCAATACCATGGCGGGCGGTGAGATTCTGAAAAAGATGTTTACCAGCGGTCCTTATGGGCTCCCGGCACCGCATATTCGCAGCGGTCGTCCGCATATGCCGCGCATGAACCTAAACCTTCGGCCGCCCCGTAAACAGGACGGAGGCGAGACAAGCGAGGATGGCGACGATGGCCATGTACCCATTATCGCCGCGGGCGGCGAGTACATCATTCATCCAGACGCCGTAAAGGATATCGGGCACGGTGACATTAAAGCCGGCCACAAGGTTCTAGACAAATTCGTTCTTTCGGTAAGAAAGAAAAATATTCAAACGCTGAAGAGTCTCCCAGGACCAAAAAAGTAGAACAAGATGGAAATAAAGGAACTTAAGCGCATTTTTAACTACGATTCCGGTAGTGGCATATTAACCTGGAAAATAAATACCGGGAAGAAACGGCTTGTTGGTTTGTCCGCCGGGACAGTGAGAAAGGATGGATACATGCGAGTCGGGATAAATAAAAAGGATTACTATGTCCATCGCATTGCTTGGGCAATTACTCACGGAACGTGGCCAAAGATTAACATCGATCATATTAACGGAAATCCGTCTGACAATAGAATTGATAATTTAAGAGAAGCGACTCAAAGCCAGAATATAGCTAATTCAAAATCAAAAATAACAAGAGGGGTTTATACCGCAAGAGGCGGCCGGTATCGAGCTCAGATAATGGTCAACTACAAGTCCATTCATTTAGGACAGTTCTCTACAAGGAAAGAAGCAAAAGCTGCTTATAGCAAGGCAGCATTAGATTACTTTGGCGAATTTAGGAGGCCATCATGAGCAGTCCATCTGTTGTTAGGCTTGCTGTCCCTGATGATTCTTTCGAGATATGGCGACTCTTCCTGCAGGGCCATAACGAGAATGGGCTCTTCACCCTAGCGCCGGAGAAGGTGCAGTGGTTTCTGGCCCGCGTCCTAAGACCAGATCTGATCTTCGAGGGTGATACAGGACCGCGTGGAGTGATCGGCGTTATCGGCCCAGTCGGCAAGCTGGAGGCTTTGGTGTTCCTGATGCTCGGCAGCTACTGGTACACCAACGATATGCACCTTGAAGAGTATCTCATCTACACCGATCCCGAACACAGAAAGTCGCATCACGTTCAGGCACTGGTGCAATGGATGAAGGATCAGGTAACGACAACTGGATTGCCGCTGTTGACTGGCATCATCTCCAATGTGCGGACGGAAGCCAAGTGTCGTCTCTATCGACGGATGCTGCCGAAGGTTGGCGAGTTCTTCTTTGTTGGGGCAAAGGGAAGCACGGCTTCTCCTGCCCTTGTTGCTGCGAGTTCATAGGAACTTAACACGATCGGATAACCATCATGTGCGGCGGCGGCAAAGGCCAGAGTACGACCACCCAGAATCAGACGCAGCAATATACGCCAAGTCCGTATATTTCAGCTGCTGGTCAGGCCGCACTGTTGAGTGCCACCAGCGCATCGCAGCAACCCTTCCAGCAGCCACAAGCCCCCGTTGCCGGCTTCACGCCGTTCCAGGAGCAATACTTCAATGCGATTCAGGGCGTGCAGGGTATGGCGCAGCCATACTTCAACACTGGGCAAGGGTTGCTGCAAGGAAGTGCTGCGCCAATCAGCGATAACGATGTAGCAAATTATTACAATCCAATGTCGCAAAACGTCTTTGCTGCCATGAAGGACCTGTATGGCCAGCAAATGGGCGAGACGACAAGGGGGTTGACCGGACAGGCCGGTGGTGTTGGTGCCGATCGCATCGCCGTCGGTCAATCGGAATTGGCAAGACAGCAGCAGTTAGGACAAGGACAGGTTGCTGCCTCGCTGTGGCAGCAAGCGTTGGCGGGCGCACAACAGCAGAAACAGATGATGGCTGGTGCCGGCTATGGCATCGCCAATATCGGATCGGCGGCTCAGAGCGCTCAGCTGCAGGGTATTGGAGCTTTGGGCGCTGCCGGCAACCAGCAACAGCAGCTTGCGCAAGCGCAATTGAACGCTCCTTATCAGCAGCAATTAGCGCAGATCGCTTATCCCTTCCAGACCGCGCAATACCTTGCCGGCATTACCGGCGGCCTTGCCCCGGCCTTGGGTGGAACGACTTATGGAACCGGAAGCGGGACTTACACGCCACCGCAACCGAGCCCGTTTTCGCAGGCGCTTGGCGCGGGAGTCGCCGGCATTGGTCTTTATAATGCGTTCCCCGGTACATCTGCTGGCTTTGGTGACACCACTCCATATGGATCAACCTATGGAGCCCCGTCCGGCTCTTACGGATCATATGGCGGCATTAGTTATCCGACCTTCCGCCGCGGCGGTCGCCTTGCCTATCAAGGTGGTGGCAATCTGCCGGGCAGTCCCTTTGTTTCCGATCAACCAGAGGTGGGGGCAAAGGATATCATTCCGAAGATTGATCTCCCTACCGGCGGTAGCGGTATGCAATATGCCGCCAAGATGGATCTTTCGCCAAAGCAACCGAGCAGTGGTGGCGGCAAAGGAAGCGGCGGTATAGGTGATGTTGCCAAGATCGCATCGGCTGTAGCACCATTTCTTCTGGCGCGAGGCGGAGGGGTAAGCCCTTTTGATATCGGTCAGCCCATGCAGGAGGGCGGCGACACGGACAATCCGTTTGCGGTTGACCAGCCGCATTTGACATTAAGCGATGTCCTGTCGAAGGCGCAGAATTACTATGCGCCGAAGGTAAGTGGAGTGCTTGAAGCGGGGCAGTCCGACGACCCAATCCGTGGAAGACTCTCTGGCCTATTCGGTGGGCCTAAGTCTGCTCCGGCCGCCGTTACTCCGGCTGAACCAAATGTCTTTGCCCCTGCTATGCCGACATCAAGGCCACAAGAGGCGAGTCTGACGGACCCGTCAGCGAGTCTGTCTGATGTCTATCGTGGTGGGCACAGTGAATTGGGCAAGGCTTATGGTCCGCAGGTGGCGTCAGCCATTATGGGCAATCTTGGTGTAGAAAGTCCTGGACTTGACCCGGCAGAATCGCACGACCAAGGGACTGGTCTTGGCATTGCCGGCTGGCGCAATGAACGCAGAGATGCGCTCTATGACTTCGCCGGAAAGAATGGCCTCGATCCCATCGATCGACGCACGCAGCTGGCCTTTCTTCAACATGAGATCCAGACAAATCCGCAATATGCCGATATGGTCAAGCGCATGCAGGCAGCAGGTAGCCCGGCTGAGGCAGCGCGCATCTTCCGCACCGAGTTCGAGCGTCCCGCCGGTACGACGCAAGGACGCCCGCTTGGCTTGGATCAAGCGCAGCGGCTGGCTACGCAATTTCATTCCGGCAATTTCGAGAATGCTGGGGCCGGTGCCGGGGCCGGTGCTGGTCCGGCACGCTCGATGGTTGCCGACTATCAGCCGGCTATGGATCGCTACCTGGCGCAGGGGAGAGAGCCGCTTGATTGGGGACAGAGGATGGTTCGCAGCCCGTGGCTGAGCTTGGTCGGTGCCGGCGCTGCAATGATGTCAACACCGGGGCCGATTGGCTCAGTCATTGGTGCGGGTCTGAGTGCCGGGGCACAGACGCTGGCAGGACAGCGCAAGGCGCTCGACAGCGAGGAACTTTTGAATCTGAAGAGCGATATGCTCATGGAGCGTGCGGATCAGCACCTCAGGGAATATCAACGCAAGTCTGATTATGCCGACATCAGAACCCGCATTGCCGAAGAGCGAGAGAAGCGCTTGGGCGAGAAAGAAACCAGAATCAAGGAGAGTGCGCCAATCGCTTATAAGGATGCACTCAAGGAAGCGCGCGAGAATAACCCTGGGCTTGTCGGCAACCCGCAGGCTTTGCATCAGGCAGCTATTCAGATCATGCAGAGTGATCCGTCGCGGGCATCCGTCAATGTTACTCCGGTTGATACAATCAGAAAATTCAAGTCAGGCACCTTCAAGAAGGTGAAAGACGGCCCCGATAGCGATTCCTCAACATGGTCCAAGGTTGGGACATAATGAATGGCCGAAGACGACTTGCCAGATGCACCGTGGACGGAAGCCAAAGCCGCCCCTGTAGACGTGCCGGATGCCCCTTGGACTAAGCACAAGCCGGCGGCTGGCCCTATGCCGGGACCGCTCGATTCGCTGATTGCCGGCCTGCAAAGAAGCATCGAAGAGTCTGGCGAGAGCGCCGGGGTTCTGCGTGGCCAAAAGCCGACAGTCCCCTCGTCGGTTACTCCAAGTCCTGCAGCAGAACCCATGCAGTGGGGTGACGTGCTGCACCCCTCTACCTTGGCTTCCAAGGGCATGTATCAGCTTGGTGCAAGCGCTCCTACGCTCGGCGGCGGCATTGCCGGGGGTATAGCTGGTGGCGCAGCGGCAGGTCCTCCTGGCGCTATTGCTGGTGGTGCTGGCGGCGCAGGCTTGGGAGCAGCATTTCAGGCAATCGGCCCGGTCTTTGGCGAAGAGCTGAGGAAGTCTCCTAACGATCCTGACGGGGCATGGAATAGAGCGGTCAGCAGAGCGAGCACATCGGGAGTCTTTTCTGCATTAGGCTGGGCGGCCTTTCCGCTCAAGATCGCTCAAGGGCCACTCAAGAACCTTGCCTTCCAAGCCTTCGGTGTTCAGCCGGCGATTGGGACTGCCGGTGAGGCAGCGCAGAATGTCCTGCAAGGTAAACCGGTCGAAACTGGATTAGCCGAAAGCTATCCACAGCAGGTGCTAGGCACGGCTGTACCGGCGCTTGGGCATCGCTTGGTCAGTCGAGCCATTGACCCCATTCAGGTCAGGCCAGCCGCCCCCTCGATCGACGAGGCGGCGCTTAAGGGCGCGCAAGACAACATCAGTGCTTTGGCCAAGGAGACGCCAAAGCTGCATCGCGATGCGCAGGAAGCCTACGACAAGTGGGGTCTCGATTCGCCGGAATCCAAGTATGCAAACTACAAGCTGTCTCAGCATGAGGAAAATCTGCGTCAGGCCAATGCTGACTTCACCGACATTGCTACTCCCGCCAAGCCAGATCCGATGTTGTTTGAAAAGATACCCGTTGCTGGACCGTGGTTGCGCGAGAGGGTCGAGGGCTTCAAGCGCACCTTCATGCCGGAGATGATAAGCAACCTGTCGTTTGACTCGCAGGCACCATTCCGTGCCTACAACGCCGCAAAGGCACAAGGCAGAGATTCCATCACGCATGAGATGGATAAAATACGTTACGCCTTCGTCGCCCGCCCCTATGACGCCAATGTCGACTTCATCAAGTCGCATACAAGGGAGTCGCAAGCTCCCCTGCCACCAGACCTGCAGCCGCATTCCGACATATTACGTAGGTTAATGGCTTGGACAAACGATGCTGATCGCGATGCCGGTTTGAAGTTCGGCTACAAGGAAGACTATCTGCCGCGCGAATACGAGAAGCCGGAGAATGTTCAGAGCTTCATCAACCAGCAGATTACCAATCTGGGACGGGCCAACTTCCTCAAGGGCAGGACATTCGACTATCTGCAGCAGGCGCTCGATGCCGGCTACAAGTTAAAAGGCAACGCCAATCCGATCGATCTTGCGCAGAACCGTCTCATCGCCGGTTCGGAGATGCGCGCCAAGATGGAGCTCGTTAATCAGCTATCCGATATGGGTGCGGCCAAGAAGCTGGAGAATGACGGTCAGCGCTCCAACTTTGAGAAGGCCGGCTGGCAGATCATCAAGAATCCGGCCGGGGATCTTTATGCCATTCATCCGGACGTTACTCCGATCTGGAAGAACGCCGTCGACGCCAAGGGGCTATGGAATAGAGACGATGCGATCGGCAACGTGTTCCGCAAATGGATGTTCCTGAAGAACCATTGGGTGCCGATCAAGCTTGGGTTGAGCGCCTTCCACTTGCTGCACGTCGCTCATATCGCCCTAAATGATGCTGCCGCGCGAGGCTGGACCAAGGCTAAGACCGGCGACATCACCGGAGCGATCGGTGCGACCGCACAGGGATTCACCGGCTGGTTTCATTTTCCGGAAGGACAGAAGCTGCGCGAGGCTTGGCTGACGCCTGAGTGGCGGCAGACACCGGAGCAGAAAGCCCTTAATCAGCTCGCCATCGAGGGTGGATTTTCTCCACAGCTGTCAGAGCAGCTGCGCTCCCAAGGTGCGACTAAATTCAAGGAAGCCTGGGCGCAGAACAATCCGCTGCAGTATGTCCCGCGCGGAGCCTTGCAGGGCCTTAGCTTTCTCCAGAAGCAGCTGTTCGAGAAGTGGATTCCCAACCTGAAGAGCGCGGCCTATGTGCGGGAAGCACAGGCGCTGTTTGAGCGCCGTCCCGACATTCAGGCCGATTCCAAGTTGCGTGGCGCAGCACTCGGCACGATCGCCAAGAGCGTCGATAACCGCTTCGGTGAGATGTTTTATTCCAACCTGTTCTGGAATCGGACGCTCAAGGATGCCGGCATTGGCTCGTTCCTGTCGCTTGGGTGGAATCTCGGCTTCGTGCGTGAGTTCGGTGGTGGAGCTCTGGAGCCATTCCTCAACCGCGCCCTGATGACGCCGACGCAAGAGGCGGTCAATGCCGCCAAGAGCAAGACATCGTTTGCACTGTTCTACATGACGACGGCGATGGCGCTTAACGCTGCCATGACCAAGGGCATGACCGGCGATAATCCGGAAGGGATGGATTACTTCATGCCGCGTTTCGGCGGCACTAACCCTGACGGCTCGCCGCGGCGGTTGTCGAATATGTACTACACCCGCGAAGTGCCGATGCTGAAGAAGCATGTTGAAGAGCAATACGGCAATCCGATTGCCGGTGTCGGTGAGATGATCTGGAACAAGATGCTGCTGCAGCCGGTGAAGGAGATGTACGAGAACAAGGATTACTACGGCTACAACATCATGGACCCGGCTTCTCCGCTTTACACAAAAGTTCAGCAGATGACGAAGTACATCCTGTCAGATCAGTTCAATCCAATCACCATCATGGGGGCCAAGCGGGCGCTTAAAGCTTCCGGCAAATGGGACGACAAGAACCAGGTCCACAGTTACATGAACATCCTGACGCAGCCTGAGGGTCAGCTGGCTATGCTCGGCTTCGGCCCAGCTCCGGCTTATGTATCCAAGACTCCAGCACAGAATCAGCTGTCCTATCTGTTCGCTCATTACGTTTCTCCTATTGAACGGCCACAAGCCGAGCGGAAGATCATGGAAGAGCGCAAGGATGCGCGTAATGCCCTGGAGTTGGCCCGCCAGCAGAATGATGAACAGGGCATGGCGGCGGCAACCAAGCGCATGGCGGAGGCAGGGATTAGCGGGAAGGGGCGGAAGGTTCTTCCTGGGTCTGCGGATATCTATCAGTTTAGCCGGCTGCCTTTTACTATCCAGACACAATTTCTATTGGGATTAGGTCCGCAAGATTTCAAGAGATACTATCCAAAGGCTGCCAAGCTGGCTAAAGGCAATCAGGATGTCATGGACATGGTGAGGCGATACTACCAATGAGATACGGACTCAAATGGCCTGAGTATGCCAAGCAGTGGGATGCGATGGTCGTCAAGCCTGACCGCTTGAAGGATTTCGCCTGGATAGCGAAGTTTGCCATTAACCACAAAGCAGAGTATCTCAAGATCGAGGCTAAGACTGGCGTCCCTTGGTATCTGATTGCCGCCCTGCATCGCCGGGAAAGTGACGCCGACTTTAATACTTATCTCGGCAATGGCGATCCGCTGCATGAAGTGACCACCCACGTTCCAAGAGGGCGTGGTCCGTTCGATACCTTCGCGGAAGGGGCGATCGATGCCCTGCGCCTAGATGGTCTCTCGTCGGTGCGTGACTGGCGGCTCGAAAAGATTCTGTACTACGCAGAGATCTATAACGGCACCGGATACAACAATATGGGACTACCATCGCCGTATGTCTGGGGAGGAACGAATATCCAGAAGCGCGGCAAGTACGTTGGTGACGGAAGGTTCAGTCGAACGGCGTGGGATACACAACCGGGTGTCGCGCCGATGATCGCGACGATTGCTCGACTTGATCCAAATACGACTCTGGCTCAGCGAGAAACGTAAGGAGCCTGTCATGAATCTAACCAGCGAAGATTTCCAGCGCTATGTACGTATCGCCCTGCAATGGCTGGCTTCGTTTCTGGTCACGCGCGGAATGATTACGCCTGATGCCTCTTGGCTGGAGCCGACCATCGGTGTCTGTGTCGCCCTCGCCAGTCTAGGATGGACGATCTATGGCAACCGCATCAATGCCAAGATTGCCGAGGTTGCTAAGTCTCCAACCGTCGATAAGGTTGTCCTCAATAAACCAGAAGTCGCAGCGGCTATACCCAGCGACAAGGTTATACACTGGGCGTCATGACTAACATCTTCATCCTGCTTGGCGGCATCTGGTCTTTCGATGGCCCGGTCACGTCGAGCGGCATGTACATGCTGCGCTCGATGCTGAGCAAGCTGCCAAACGTGTCGATCAAAACTTATTTGTGGGCGTCTTGGACACAGTGCTACAACGATGTCATGGCAGCGAAGGATGAGAAGGTTGCGATTATCGGCTTTAGCGGCGGGGCGATGAAAGAAACGTGGGTCGCTAACGGCTGTGTTCTCGGTGCTCATGGCATCATCTATCTGAAGCGCCCAAACATCGATCTGCTGGTCGCCTATGACCCGTCTCCTGCTGGTTCGGTGCAACTGCTCGGGAAGAACGTCAAGCGCGCTGTCTGCTACTACAATGCTGCGCCTTGGATGTTCGGACTTGGCGGCGGCAGGCTTGGCGGCGATACCGATATTCAGACCATCACCATCCGCGAGCAGCATCTTGCCGTGCAAACTGACATGGCCTTGCATCGCCGCACCGTTGCTGAAGTCGCGAGGTTGCAACCATGAAGGTCGTCCCGCTGGTTGAGTTCTGGCTGCGCCGGCATCAGCAGATTGCCGACATGATTAACCCAAAAAACTCGGGGGCTGTCCTCGAACTTTTTGCCGCGGTGTTGCCGGTCATCAAGCAACGCTGGCCGGAGCTGAACAAGGATGGGATTCTCGATGATGCGCTGCAGACCCTGACCGTAGCGCATGACGATCCGAATGTTACAGACGCCGTTAACAATCCGGGAGCGAGAACGATATGACAAAGATTCTGGCACTTATCCTGTTTGCCGTCAGCCTGTCTGGATGCGGCACCATTGCCGGCATCGCCTCTGACGTGAACTCGTTCACCAACCAGCCGCGCCCGTACTATTGGGTGCCTCCGGGACAGCGCAATTGCTGGGGGCGACATGGCCGCCGGTGGTGCCGATGAGCTACAAGCTCGGCAAACTGCCCGCCCGGCCGGGTGCCGTTAAGCTCAAGTTCGGCACGTTCTTTGACATCACATCGATGCCGATTCCGCCGCCGCGCTTTGGTCATGAGCTAATTGGCCACGACTGGGGTATGCTCGGCAACGACAAGGTGGGCGATTGTGTTTGGGCTGGAGCGGCACACGAACACATGGTCTGGTCGCATATGGGGTCACGCGGACCCGGCGTTGACTTCACGGCCAAGAATGTCCTGTCCGACTACTCAGCGGCAACCGGCTATGACGGTACGCAAGCCACCGACTCCGGCACCGATATGTCGGATGCCGCCGCCTACCGGCGCAGAACCGGAATCATCGATAGCAACGGCAATCGTCATAAGATTGACGCCTACGTTGCGCTGCAACCGGGAGACCCCAAGGATCTGGCGTATGCCACCTACTACACAGGAGCCGCTGGTATCGGTATCCGCTTTCCCGAGACGGCTGACCGGCAGTTCGAGAAGAAGATGCCGTGGGACTACACATCCAGCAACGCGCACATCAAAGGTGGCCACTACATTCCCTGCATTGGCCGCAACTCGGCCGGCAACTTCCTTGTCATTAGCTGGGGGCGGATTCAGGCCATGACGCCAGCATTCTACAGAGCGTATAGTGACGAGGCTTTGGGCTATCTGTCGATCGAGATTCTGCGCGACAAACTCTCGCCGGAAGGCTTTGCAGCTGATGCGCTAATCAGCTTTCTGCGCTCACTCAATTCGGCATAATGGACACGCTGACAATCCGCTTTTCGACCAGCGCCGCCAGCCGCAAGAACTGGGCCTCGGCTGCTATCCGGCGATTGAATCACTCCCCGTTCTCCCACTGTGATTTCGTTCTGCCTAATGGTCAGTTACTGGGGGCTTCTGACATGGGGCTGGAATCGCCCTACATGGTTGGCAATCCACAAGGGGTAGCCATTAGACCGCACAACTACCAGAAGTTTGGCTACCGCCGGGACATGATCCTGAAGACCCCTTTGGCTGAGGCGGTCATACAGGCTGCAGTAGATCAACTCGGTAAGCCTTTTGACAGCACATCTTTATGGGACTTTCTGACCGATCACTTCCCCGGCGAGCGTGACTGGAAGAACCCGGATGCTTGGTTCTGTGCTGAGCTGAAGATCTATGCCTTGGAGAAGGCCGGGTTTTTCACCCCTAGGCAGCTGATGTGGCCCAAAAATCGCGTTTCTCCTACAGACCTGCTATTACTGCTGCTGATGGATGAGCGTTGGGTCAATCGAGATACCTTTTGGAGCCCGATCGCCGGGCTGGTTCTGGATGAAGGAGAGCGCTGATGCCTAAGATTGAAGGCCAGGAGATCGATCAGGCTGAGCTTGACGTTGCCTTCCGGGCTGTCAGGGATCACGCCGATAAAAGCATGTACGGCAAGTTCATCAGTGATGCCGAGTGCCGTGCTGTCGCCAATGAAGTCGTTATCGCTGTTGAAGACTATAGAACAGGGAGGGTTATCTGATGCGCAAAATTCTCTTGGCGGCCCCGTTGGTTGCCGCTTTCATGCTGAGCGGCTGCGCCACTACAGGCGGCACCAGCAATACCGATGTCATCAAGCAGATTCGGGAAGCGGCTGTTGCTGCCTGCGGATTCTTGCCCACGATCAATACCGTAGCGCAGATTCTTGCCTCGGGTAATCCGATCGTTGCCACCGCTTCAGGTGTTGCCGCGGCGATTTGTGCTGCTGTAGCCAACCTGCCGCCAGCAGCGGCAAGGAGAGGTGCTGCTCCGCCGACCGTAGCAGGCGTCGTCATACATGGCCGCTTTATACGGTGAACGATGAACAGGCGGACTTCGCTAACGTATGAAAGATTGCGTCAGACGTTGGAATATAATCCAATTACTGGCGCACTTTCTCGCATTCTTGGAGTTCCTGGGGCAAGTGCCGGAAGTAAGGTCGGCACTCCACAAAGTAAAGGTTATTTAGAACTCATGATTGATCGAAAGCGTTATTTAGCCCACCGCATCATTTGGTTTTATATGACCAAAGGGTGGCCAAAAGATCAAATTGACCACATCAATGGTAATAGGTCAGACAACAGATGGATCAATCTACGCGAAGCAACCGGTCTACAAAACAATGCCAACAGCAAGATACCCGTAACAAACACAAGCGGCCTCAAGGGGGTTACTTGGCAGAGTCAAAATAAAAAATGGCGGGCACAATTATCCATAAATAATAAACAAAAATATCTTGGCTCCTTTGAGACTAAGGAAGAAGCATATCTGGCATACTGTCAAGCCGCCAAAGAATTGCGCGGTGAATATGCAAGGTTTGGATAAATCGATGGCCAGGAAAGAGTGCGACACCAGTCCTCACGGATGGACGCTAGACACCCTTGAGGAATTTCTCAGTAGCAAGATAAGCGCGCTTTCCAACTTCACTACCGCAGAGTCAAGGGCGTCAAAGGAAGCTGTGGCCGCAGCTTTGGAGGCGGTGAAGGAGCAGAGCAACGCTGCAATGCAGGCTGCAGCTAAGGCAATCGACAAGGCTGAGTTGGCTACCGAGCGCAGGTTTGAAGGCGTCAACGAGTTCAGACAGACACTATCCGACCAAGCCAGAACCTTCATGAACCGGGAAGAATACGCTATCGGCCATAGGGCTTTGGAGCAGAAGGTTGACGATCTTAAAGCGAGGATGGATTCAGGAGAAGGGAAGTCAACCGGTATAGGTCAGAGTTGGGGGCTCATCGTAGGTGCAGTCGGCATCATTTACGGTGTGCTGGGTAGCATAGCTTTTGCTGTAAGATTTCTGCACTGAACGAATCCACCGGGTAAAGAGTTGCAACGATGAAAACAGGAGGCGACAATGTCGGGTCTCATAGCTTTTATAGTAAGCATGATTCTGCTTCTGGGCGTTGGTGCTATCTTCTTCATCACTATCGACGGCATCGCCAAGGATGCTTTACTCGCCAAGATCGCTAAGATTGCCGTAGGTTGTTGCCTGCTAATTGCTTTCATCCTCTCCGTTGCCGCGGCGCTAGGTTTCGATGGCACTGCCTTTGCTGCAACGCCACAAGGCATCATCACCTTCGCGGTAGGCATCTTGGTGCTAATTGCCGTCCTCTACATTGTTGATCTGGTGCTTGGTTGGATAGGAGCGGCCATGGGAGCGGGAGAGCCAATTGTATCGGCAATCCGTTACATCATCACCGTCATCGCCATTATCTGTCTTCTGCTCTTGGCAGCAGCGGCGCTGTTGGGCGGCGGCACAAAGTCGTTCTCTAGTTTTAGCCTACCCAACATCATGGCTCCCGAGAAAAGATAAAAAAATCCGGCAAGCTAGAGACTCGTCGGCATCATCGACAATACTGTGCGCGGATTGACCACAGTGAAACCGGCAAGGCTGCGCGTATGAATGCGCGTCTGATGCCCGCCGCTGTTCGGATCGTAGACGGTGGCGTTGCCGTTAGCGTCCACGCTTTGAATATACATGACATGATGCCTGCGCACGGCGACCATGCCAGCCGCCGCATGAGCGCGCGGGAATTTGTACCAGTTTCTTGCCAGATAGAGCTCACGCACCGGGCGGCCAAATACCATCTTGCTGACACCACATCCGCAGAATGAACGGCCCGGACAGCCGGAGGGATGACCGACAACCTGCGCGTAATGCTTATTCGTATAATAGTGTTCTTGGTAATAATTTCGACGGTGCCGCCGCTGGTAATCTGGCTGAACTGATTGGGGCTGTTGGTAGTTATATTGCTGTCGGTGATGTCGTGCTGATGCAGACGAGTCTGTGAAGAGGAGGACAGCCACTACGGCTGCCGCGAGACGGAGAATGTTCGGCATTACTTGCTCCTGGGAATGGGCTGGGTAAGGCTTGCACGCTCAGTTGAGCGGTGGGGATAGTGGCTGTTTCCTCCCTCTTGATTTTACGGTTAACAAACTAAATCACCACCTGAACGCGAACGCAACCACCGCGCCTAATGCCGAGGCCGCGATGAGAGCGCAAGCAACCACCAGCACGATAGCCACGGTAGCAATCGGAGAGGTATAAGATGGTATATTGGTCCGATGTCTTAAGTGGTACGGTTTGTGGAATGTCATGGCTTATCCTTCAATGTTTGGTAGGAAATGCAGTGATAAAGTGCGCTGCCCCTTGTCAACCGCTGGATTTCAGCCGCAAGGCGATGGCACTCGGCTTCTGTTGAAATGTTGGACACGGTGATTTCCTGTCTTGCCATGCCTTGCACCCACAGCAATAATACCCAAACGGTCGGTGTCATGGCTTAAACCCCCAAAATCAAGATGAAGCCGATGACGAGCACCGCCATTATGCTAATGCGTAGGTTCATCGTTTCACCCATCCGTGGTTAAATGTTTTCTTCCAGCCGCTATCCTTGCTGCCAAGCATCGGCTTTCTATTCTTCAGCTTCAGACGCCTTGCTCTCTTGGTGTAGGTGACAGATTTGGTATGAACATCGGCGGCTGTTTTGGGTCGATGACACGCGGAGCATAACAGCTGGATGTTTTGTTCGCGGTTCTGTCCTCCGTTAATGAGAGAGACGATGTGATCGAAAGCAGGAAGTAGACGGCCACAAATAGACAGGCCACAATGATTGCACCTTCCTTTATATCGGTCAAAAATCCGTAACCGCACTCTAGGAGGTATCGGTGTGTCATCACTCGCTCCAATCCATTCGGGGACCGATCGGGACATTTTTCAGCCTCCGCTCTTGCGTGGTAAAGCGCTCTTGGCCTTTGTACCAACGCCGCGGCTTGCCACAGCATGGTCCAGAACAAACGGTGGGCTGCTCCTTAAAACGAGCCATTGCCTTTCCATCGGTCCAACAAGGGCAGCTCAAATCATTGTAATGCTGGTTTCTATCTTCCTTTAGCCTGCGCCACATATGCCGATAGGCTTGATGGCGTCGAAACGCACGATTTCTCATATGACCACTCCATGGTTGCGGGCACTACCCGCTTGGGTCTGGTCATAATCTTGACTCCGCTCGGTGGTTGGCCTCGTCGTTCATATGCTCGCTGTGCCGCATCTTCACTGATTCCATGTAGACTTTGGCTTTATTGGCTGCCGTTCTCGCTCCAACGTCTTGAATAACTTCTTCATACCAATCCGTGCTTCCTTTTATTGTCTGTTCAGCGCGGTTAACCGGAATGTCACCCAAGGTTTGACAGCGTTGGGCAAAGCGCAGTGACTTGGTTTCTTCTCTTAACCTGGCAATGGCATCCTTCTCAACCCAATCATCTCCGGCCTCTTTGTAGATCTCACTGAGGGGGCGATCATTAGTAAGGGATGTCATCTTCCATATCCTCTTTGACCGTCTGCGGTCCTAGCTTCTGCCAGCTTTTGAACTTGCGCCACATCATTGCTGAGGACTTGAGAACGTGAAATCCCATCTCTATATCGCCGGGATTGATCTTGTTCAGCTGCTCTTTAGCGATCGCCAGTGTCGCGATGTCCTCATCCTTGGTCGTTGGCATTGATTGCTGAGACGACATTGGTCTGCCGGCTTGAGGTGCTTGCGCTGCTGGCTGCATTGCCATTCCTGGAGTTGCCGGCATCGCACCTTCAACGACACGAAACTTATTTCCATTAAACTCATCATCCTTGTAGGTGATCTGATATGTAGCACCTACCGAGATTGCGTCGAGAAGGGAGGGATCAGCTTGGAAAAGCATTCCATCAATACCTTTGATTCTCCCGCGCTTCTTTCCCAACTCCGGGGCTGCCTTACCGGCAACTGTAACTGTAGCGACTGGCATGTTTCTTCCTTTCAGTGTTAATCAATCATTAACGCCGTTGTTTAAGTTTCGCCCAGGTGTAAACCACGACACCATCCAAGTGACGAAACCCCGATTGGCTGCATCTGGCGCATCTAAGAATTGCCACCGGCTTGTTGCCATGCCGGAAAAGTCGCCCATCATCATTGATGTACTTTCGTACTTCTCCGGTTTTTCGCCAGTCATGTTGTTGCTCGCACTCCGTCATTCCCGGCGTTTATCGGGCGTGTGTTCAATCATTATCGTCGGGCAGAAACCAAAGCAGCCCAAATGGTCCGGCAACTCCCCCGCAGAAGAACAAGACAAGATATCCATTTGGGTCGGCTTGAAACATCCATTTTGGAGTTGAGCAATAGCCGCTTACCCATCCGATGATTGGCCAGAGAATTAGCAACCATTCCATCTCATTCCTCCCGGCGTTTATCGAGCGAACGCGGTCCAATTATTGTGTTTAGCCTCGGATCGTCTTTTGGCACGTACCCTATTTCGTCCCGGCGTTTCTCGGGTGCAAACGCCGCTTGATTTAGGTGAAGTTCTCCAACCATTTTTATGTCTCTGACTGAAGCCGATTCCTCCCAACCACAGGCGCAACTAACCCAAGCGTCATTCTCGCCAATGAGGCGCCCGTACATAAGAAAATGTTTTTCAGGTTTCTTCGTCATTTGCGTTCCTGCTCGGGCGGCAACGCCGCGAAATATTCTTCTATGCTCTCGGGCGACACCATCAGATCAGTGTGACCGGGGGCGGTGTCCTTCTCGGGCGTTAGCGCCGCAGCGGCCTTGAGTGCGGCTTGGGCGGCGGCGCTACATCCGGTTTGATAAGGAAGGTGCGGAAAGAGTGTTTGCCATATTGCTCTAGCCGCCGCCTCTATCTGCTCTTGCGTTGTCTCGGGCGATACTGCCGCAGCGGCGGTGAGGGCGTCCTCCGCCGATTCAAGCCAGTCAACGAGGCATGCAAGCGGTATCTTGTCCAACTCAATGCCGCGCCGCGCCGCCATAGCCTTGGCCGCCGCCCTGATCTGCTCTCGTGTTGGTTCCGGCATTATCTAGTCCTCTCTGGCCTAAGCCACATTCGACCGCACCGACGACAAATCCATCCATCGGCATAGGTTCTTCCGCGCCAGTGAAATAGGAAACACCAAATTCGCCCCGGCATTATTTAGTCCCTATAGCGCATCAGAACGATTGCTGAATTTACGAACAGCAGAACGCACATCAAGACAAACAGCCATGTTGGCACTTCGATCATTATCTAGTCCTTCTTCTCGGGCGTTAGCGCCGCCAATGCTTTCAGCGCCCGAGCCGCCGCCTCGATCTGCTCTTGTGTCGGTTCCTGAGTTGTTTGTAGCTTCTTCTCGGGCGTTAGCGCCGCAGCGGCTTTCTCGTCTCCGTTGATGTCGGTCATGTGCTCAAAGATTGCCCGAGCCGCCGCATCGATTTGTTCTGGTGTTGGTTCCGGCATTAGTTCAGTCATGGAAGCCTCACGGCAATATTCCATGCGCCTATTGCAAGAAGAATAATCATGAAAAACATCTCAGATTGTGTTAGCGGCATTATCTAGTCCTTCTCGGGCGTTATGGCTTGGGCAGTCAGCCGGTAGAAAAGCGCAGGGGGCAAATCGCCGGGGCGGACATGCACCGCCACGTCACTAATTAGTTTTTGCAGCCGCTCAATCTCGGTTTCGTATTTGTCGCCATCCAAGAGAGAGAGAGCCCGACGCGCCAGTTCACGACATACTCCGCAGCCATCTGGACAGGACTCGATGTGCTCAAGCATTTCTCGCAGTGTCATCGGTGGGACTGGCGGCATTATCTAGTCCTTCTTCTCGGGCGTTACTGCCGCGACTCCGCAATCGTATGCGATGCGGACCACTTTATCGACGTATCGCCTCAGTGCCCGCTCTTGCCTTTCCGTCAGAGTGCGAAGCAACGGGGGCGGCTTGCCCCACACGTCGAATACGTCTGCGTTCTTTGCTCGCGGCATTATCTAGTCCTTTTAGGGCGACGTTTACGCGGAAGCTCATAAAGGTGACGCAAGATAGAGTGATACGCGATTTCTCTCAGCGTTTTGTCTTTAACGGCATTCGCCGCCCGTGCTTCGCCCCTAAACGTCTCCCAATAGATGCAACGCCTTGTACCGTTCGGCAGTTTGTCGCAACAAGAGCAAGCCAAAAGCTGCGTATCTGGATCGTGATATATTGAACGACCAGCGGCCTCGCATAATGCCCTCGCTACTTGATCGACCATCGCGTTCTTAACCCGTGGTTATCACCGCCCTCAGGGCATCTTTGCATTGCCGACAATTCCATCCGTCAACCGCCAGCCGGTGGCAAAAGTCACAGAGACGGCGGCCGTTTTTCTCGGCTCTCCTAAACCCGTCAGCCTTTTTGAATAAATATTGCGGCGTCATGGGACCGAAAGGAAAATGGGTTCGCCCCCACAGAACATGCTCAACGGTGGCATCGTCGGCTCCCGGGAGGGCCGCTCTGATAATCTGGTCTATTGTCATCGGCATTGTGCCTTTGTTCGTGCATAGTATCCGTTGCCGCAGTCAACGATATTTGGATCGTCCACCGGATTGCTGCTGCAAGCCGTGAGTATGATGGCGAAGCAGCAGACGCAAATCGCAATGGCGAGCAACTCGTCTCTCATGGACCTAGCGCCCCTATAAGAGCAATCACAGCAATCATTGATACTGCCCAAATTATGATGTCCTGCATCGACATTTACTCGCGGTTAACGATTATAACTTCCGCTCTATCTTGACTTCAATTCCCGGCGGATAATGACCGTAGACTTTCTGGTATGACCGTGCGGATTTTCGCACGGCCTCGATGATGCGGTCACTATCCTTCATCACCTGCACTGCCGCAACAACGTCTGTGACAACAAGCGTCTCATAATCTCGCATCCGCTTGGGGCGGGTGAGTCCTTTGGGAAGTGTTACCTTTTCCCTTTCCTCGCGGATTTCCGCGCGCTTGGCTTTTTTCCACGTTTCAAACTTTGCATTCGCTTCCAGTGTAACAGCTGCAACGTCAAGTCCAAGCTCTCCAGCCTTAGCTTGTTCAAAGACAGCCAACTCTTGCCGCTCAGCTTCCCGCGCAGCGACTTCAGCAGCCTCCGCAACTCGCTTAGCTTCTGCAATATCCTGTCTATGTCTCGCCTCTTCAGCTGTGAGAAATCCGGTAACTCGACGTTCGAGCTCATCGAGGACTTTTCTGAGAGTGTCTCGTGGTTGTCGGTAATGCTCATTGATTTGCTCCAATTGCTGATTAAGCGGTTTAACTAGATTTACCCGTTCATCCTCTAAATCCTTTAATCCCAATCTTGCTCTATCAATAAAAATCTTTGCTTCTTTAGCTTCGGTTTCATCCTGAATGACAGGATGCTCAGAAAGCCAGCCAGAGAGATCGCGCATGATCTCTCCGGCTGTAGTTGTCATGCTTGGCGGAAGGTTATGACCAACTTCACTCATTGTCTTTATTTCTCGCTGTGCTTCACTTTTCTATGCTTCGCCCCGCTACACTTGGCTTTGCTTTGCCTGCTTTGCTGGGCAATACTGGGCCGGTCTTGACTAAGCTAAGCTTCGCTGGGCCGCGCCTGCTTTGCCATGCCACACTCGGCTTCTCCAAGCTACACTTCGCTCTGCACCGCTTGGCCTGCTTTGCTATGCTGCGCTGGGTTGTGCCGGGCTTGACTCGGCTAAGCTGTGCTGAGCTGGGCCTGCTAAGCTGCCTTTCCTGCACCCCCTCCTTTCCCCTTCCGTTGCGCTCCACGTACTCTGGCGGCTGCCCGCCAAACTGGCTTGAGCTGTAGAAGTCTATTGTACTTTGCTTCCATCCTCTCAAGTTCGCGCAACGCATCGGCCAACATGACTTCATGCAGGGCCTTGCTGCGGAGCACCTCGTCCATATCCCGGTAGCCGCCGCCATCTCTGGCCCTGTCAACAGACAGTGAGACAAATTTTCGCTCACCATCCTCGTAGACGACATGCAGCGCAATCAAACGTCTTGCGCCCCATAGCCAGTGTTCATAGGCCGATTTCTTTTCATCCCAGCCACAGAAGATGGGGTCGTTATAGAGTTCTGAGTCTGGATGAGCGCGTGCCCACTTTACAACCTCTTCTCCGGTAAGGAGTTCGCTGTCGCCTTTGATGAGAAGGAGTTCGTCTTGAATGCTCATTTGTCTTATCCTTTCATATCGACTTCAAATGTGCCTTTACCAGTGCCGCCGCTCATCTTTGAGAGGGGGCGACCAGCGCCTATGCCAACTTGCCATCCGGCTCTGGCAAGAAGGTTAACGATATCCTGAGCCTTGAACACATCATCGTCCCACTCGATCTCGAACGTCGATTCCCACTTCTCGAACATCGCTCGCGACGCTAAATCTGTTGACGCGATGCCAACTTTTACACGCTCAATGTGCATTCTTGGCGTGCCTTTGATTTCAACAAGTCCCTCTAGGTTTTCGGTATCCAATCCTTGAGGAATGATTTTGATGCACATCTTTGCCCGCACCATGTCCATTTCGGTCAGCCGACAAGCATCGATCATTGCGTTCCGCAATGCAGTGGCCGGAATACCAATCCAGCCTTTTTGGGAAATGTGCATTGAAGCCTTAAAAATCTTCTCGAAGTCTTTGGGGGCCTTTGCCTTGCGAGTTCTTTTTGCTCCCGATCCCTCCTTTTGAGCCGCAAGCATCTTGTCGCGGTTGTCAGAACTAAAACGATTTTGAATATATGGAGCGGTGCCGACGATTCTAACCTTGGCTCTTCCTAGTTTCGGAGGGGTAATCGTAACTCTCGTTGTCGGAATGACCGACGTGGCCCTCGGTTTTACTTTATCAAGCATCGTAATCTCCTTGTAGAGAGCGCCAGCGGGATCGCCGGGGTTCTTTTTTCTCTCTCTCACCGGAGGTGAGAGAGAAAAAAGAAAGCCTGCGAATTCTTTCGTGTTGTAATCTCCCGACGATCGTGATAGTACGACCGTGAAACTCCGTCAAGGAATTTCTGGAGATTTTTATGAAATTCGACAAATACTTGATCGATAAGGAAATAACGTCACAAGAATTCGCGACACAAATCGGCGCATCCTACTCGGCGGTCTGCAAGTGGCGGATCAATGGACGCAAACCAAGAGCCGAGTGGATTCTGAAAATATCCAAAGCAACCAAGAACAGGGTCAGCATTGCTGACTGGGTGGATGGACATGGCAAAGACAAATTGGACTGACGATGAAATCGCAACGCTGCGAGAAATGTGGCGCGACGGACGCTCTGGTTCACAGATTTCTGCAGTTTTGAAGAAAAGCCGCTGCTCTGTCTTAGGCAAGGTGCATCGCCTCGAACTAAAGGCGCGCCTGTTGCCGCCAGGGCAACGCCGTAAACCGGCACATCCACAAAGTCTGCGTTTTACGCCGCCGCCTTCTCAATTAGCCACGCAACCAATCATGGCCGTAGAGCCCCAGCCGTGGCTCGGGAAGGGCCTATCCATCCTTGAGGTAGGACATGACAGGTGCCGGGCTGTTATCGACCTCAGCGGCGACCCGAAGGGCTTGGCGGTCATGTGCGCGGCACCCACGGAAGAGAACAAACCGTGGTGCGAGGGTCACAAGCAACTCTACTGCATCCCACACCGGAGGTAGTCATGACGCTAGCCACCGATATGATTCAGCACGCCAAGGAAGTCCGGCAACGATTGATGTATCCAGCCAATGCTGTGGCCGACAAAGGAATCGACCTTCACCCTAAACAAATACCAGTAGAGGATGAGGTACTAGAACACCCCATCATCCGGGTATTTATTCGTGAAATCGTCAAAATCCCCAATCGACCCGACGGACGTGTAGCGTTTTCAAACATTACCCACGAGGTATCCAATTACTATGGGGTTCTGATTGAGGACATGATGAGTCGGGAAAGGACCGCACGAATCACGATGGCTCGTCACGTGGCCATGTATCTCGCCAGGAAGCATACTAACCCAAGGCTCAGTTACCCGGCCATCGGCATGCGCTTTAACCGCGACCACACAGCGGTCCTGAACGCAATCTGGAAAATCGAAGAACTTGTGCTGATCAACCAAGAGATCGTCGCCGATATACGCGAGTTGGAAAGCCGCCTATTGTGCCCCCATGAGCCAGATCATTGTGGATCTACCGTGGCCCCCGTCGCTTAATCGCATCTGGCGATCGAAAGGCAAGGTGGTCTATCGCGACCCCAAATACGTCCGCTGGATCGACCAAGCCGGCTGGCTGGCCAAGCTCGGAAAGCATCAGCAGGTTAGGGGAGAGTTTAGTGCCACCATTGTCCTCAACCCACCCAACAAGCGAAAAATTGATGTGGACAACCGCGTGAAAGTTTTGCTCGATTTGGCGCAACGAGTCGGATTAGTAGAGGATGATTGCCTCTGCCGTCTATTAGTTGTGTCTTATGGCGGGAAAGATGCGGCACCGCTTGGGGCTCGACTGACCATCAGTTCCTTTGTAACCTGATTGACATAGAAAAAGGCTCCGGCAGACGAGTCCGGAGCCTTTCCTAAGATCGCGTCGGTTACCAGCCGGCGACTCGCCATAACTGATGAAAGGGAAAGTCAGCCATGACTGACAATATAAATAACATTCCCACCGAATCGTTGCAACACCGACGCAATCGCCCATTGTGGATGCCAATATACTGGCATGACTATCTCGGAGACACTAGGCACCTCAACACGCTGCAGCATGGGGCCTATCTGCTGCTGATTTCGGCCTATTGGGCTCGCGGTGGCCCCCTTCCTAACGACGCCAAGTTTCTCAGACAGGTCACAGGTCTACACGGAAATTCATGGCGATATCATTCAAAAATATTACTTGATTTCTTTGAAGAAAGAGAGGGGTATTTATACCACAAGAGAGTGGAATCTGAGCTACTTAGGTCATGCGACCGCATTGCGTCCGCACAGCGGGCGGCTATGCGGAGATGGTGCGACCGCAATGCTAACCACAACCACAATTACAAAGAAGAAGAAGTAAGTAAGAAAGAGGCAGCTTCGCCTTCGGCTCAGCTACCACTTGTTCCACGTGAAACAAAAAAGCGGACTTCCGATGGAAGCAGGGGGACGAGACTTCCATCTGACTGGATTCCCAGTAATGAGGATAGTCTGTACTCGGTTGGCCTGCTGGGTGAAAGCCGCGCCGCGGCGGCCATGGAGGATTTCAAGGATTACTGGATTGCAAAGCCGGGTAAGGACGGCCTGAAACTGGATTGGAGTCGAACTTGGCGTAAATGGTGTCGAAACGAAAAAGACTGGAAAGGAAATGGCAATGGATCAGGATATGGAAGAGAAAAATCTCACAAAGAGAGATACAGCGATTTTCTGCAGTCGCTTGGAAGCGGAGAGGTTCGCGAGGATGTTGCTCGCGTCATACCCAAACTCGACCCCATCTGACGAGCAAGGCTATACCGCCCTCATCATGGGCATATTTATGCAGCATCCACCAGATTTAGTTCGTAAAGCGGTATCTCTAAGTGGAATCTCGTATGATACGCCTAAATGGTTGCCTAGCGTTGGCGAGATTGAAAAGTGGTTTAGCAACTGTAATGACAGGATAGCTGCTAGGATTGAGCATGACGCTAGGGTTGCCAAGCAAATTGAGGATACCGACGCTTGGTTAAAACTGGAGCCGTCGGAAAGCCTAAGGGCCAAGGCTAAGGCGTGGCTGGATCGCACTGATCCAAAGGCTCAACAATTATCAAGGCAAAGGCCAAAGGCTTTGACCGAGGACGAAAAAAAAGCCGCACTCGAAAGTGCGGCTGAAGCTGGCAGGAAGATTTCTGGAATGAAACTACTGCCGGAAACAATTATGACAATAAACCAACAAATCGACCCTCAGCCAGAGCGTCATGAGGACTTCTCTTGAGCGGCGAGAGCGTCGCTTCGCCATATTCTGGACGCAGGATATACAGCACTCCGCACAGTTCATGTTTGTTTACTTCCTCGGCTTGAATCGCAATGATCTCGCGCCGATCGGGGTGACTGGCAAGAGAGGCACCAAGCTGCAGGCTTGGCGGAACGCCACCATTCCCTTTGGGTTCTATGGACCACGCTTCCAGTATCGAGACATAACGAACGACATTCTGTTCCTTGAAAAACTTCTTGAGCTCCTTCGCTACGGAATCCTTCTGCTCCGTAGTTTCCATCTTGGCTATGGTTGGAAGGATGTCGCCTTCGGCTGTCTCGGCGATCCACATCGGCATGACCGTGCCTTGCTTATGGAAAAGCATCGTTGCGGCTTTCACTCCGTGGTTAAAGATTTCTTCTAATGTCATGAGAGGTCTCCCGGTTTGCCGATACCTGGAAAATTATAGTTGCCACTTCTGACGGCATCACACTCGGCTTTATCGGCTCTGTCGTAATCAGGGTGGTTGCGCTCTTTCTGTTTACAATCCATGCAGATTATATCTAAATTAAACTTAGACATGATTGTGCAGTGGGTTTTCTTTCCGCATCGGTGACATTCTGTCATTCGTCATCCTCCATGGAGAGCAGGATGGGAGTCGAACCCACATATTGCGGATTTGCAGTACACATCCGTAACCATTCTGGACACCTGCTCTATAAATTAACAAACGCGGCACATTAGCGTGCCGCAATAGTATTACGCATAAATGCCGACTGGCCGCACGTTGGCGGCAACGTGCCGCCGCGGTTGCCGCGTAATCAGCTGCTTTCTAACGCGCCTGTTTTTCAGGTTCTTGCGATACTTTCTTTCCCATTGCCGGGATGGTTGCATCTTGACGAGGGTGTAGTCCCCCGCCATGAATTCACCGCCGCGATCGAAGGCAATGAGCTCGTCACGCAATGCGTAAGAGGTGATATACCGCTTCCACTCTCCATTGAAACGAACATAGGTTCGTCCCAAGTGGACGCGGACCTCACTCGCACCGAGTTGCCGACGGCATGCCACAGCGGCAGCACATTCGGCTTGGTCCTTCTTCTTGGCATTTGCGATGTCCCGCTGAGTGACGTGCAGGATGATCGACTTGGTAGCATCAGTGACCTTCAGGCCATTGATTTTGAGCGTTCTGCCCATAGAGTCTCTCCTTTCAGCTAAACGCAATACTCCCCTCGGCGCTGATGGACGCCGAGGGGTATTATTTGTAAAACTGGTATTAGCGATTCGGCTGGCGAATCAGATGCTTCACGGCGCGAACGCTTTCGTGCCACTTGCAACGCTCATCCGACGTGGGAATACGTCCTTCGCGAGCGTAACGAGTGAACTTGCGGTAGGAATCAATCACCTTCCGCAAGTCACCACTTTTCATGGTGATCTCTGTGGCGTCGTCGATGCCGTCACGCCGTCGGTTGGCCGCTTGAGCAATGGCGACAACATTATCGTTGTCGTCATCGTCATCTGCAAACACATCCACGTCGTGATCGGCGTACTCGCCGTCCCCGGCGTTGCCGTCAACATTGAGATTGCGAAGTGCGTTCGAAAAATCCTCAGCGGCCTTGGCAAGCTTATCGAGTCCCTTCATTGTGCTTCTCACCACCTTTCAAGGGTAGAAACGCGGTAATGCGTTCCGTATTAGGGCCGGCAACGCGCCAGCCCCAAGGTCGGAAAGCATCAGTAACCGGGAATGTCGTCGTAGATTGTTCCGCCGCAGCCACGGATGTATTCTCTCAACTCAAGTGGTCCGTAGCCTTGCGAGTCGAGCAGGTCGGCAATGATGCCGTTATTGTCTGCGATCAACATTCGCATCTCACGCAGCTCGGCTGCGCCAGCAAACATCTCAGCCTGCTTTTGCACCCAACCCTTGACGACGCCTTGGTCTCGCTTGCGGTCTCGCTTCTTGCGCCACTTGTCAGGATTAGGGGCTACGACGCCCTTGATCGGCACCCAGTATCCACTCACGCCGTGGTAGTTGAACCATTGATACCAGGAATTGTAACCATACTTGCGGTCGAGTTCGGCAGACGTAAAGCCGCCCTCTGGCCGGTTGCTTTCTTTGGGCCAAGCATATCCGCCGCCGACTCCGAAGTCATCCGTCCATCCGTCATAGCCATAGCTGTGCCAAACGGTGCGGCCAGAGTAACGATAGCTGTTGTCTCCCGGCTTGCGGACTGCGACGAACTTGGTTACGTCGATCTTGCACATCGCATCACGCAGCTTGAACAGATAATCGATATTGAGTTTCTCCATTTTGCTGTGGGCGTTGAAGTAACCAACCGAGATGTTGGTGCATTCTGCAATGTTGTCGGTATATGCTGCGGTGTCTGTCCAAGCACCGGTTGCATCACATTCATGGCCCATGCCGATCTGCTCGGCCAAAGCCTTGGCGAACTCATCGGAGCAACATTTCTTGCTGCCTTGATGGGTGATGATCGACTTGAGATCCCTGCGATCGAAAGCAATGGCAAATCGCATGCTCTTTAACAGTTCTTTGGTTTCTTGGGCGATCCAGCGTGAACCAACGCCGCCACACTCTTCGCCGCGGTGAAAGATGTAATGTCCGGGTATCTTCGCCTTAATCATGTTCAGCATGATCCAGATGCCGGCGGTATCGTCGGCACCAAGGCAGGAGCCGGTGTCGGTGCCAAGATAAGTATCGCCGTCCTTGTCGACCCAATAGACGACTTTGTGCATGCCTTTCTTGTCGTGAACGGTGTCGGTGTGGCTTGACCAGATAACCGGGGCATCGCCAATGATCTTGTGAGCGTTGCCTTTCTTGTCGAACTTGACGCCAACCGGCGTGAGATACTTGCCGATGAAACCGCGTTCGGTTTTCGAGTTATGCGGCCGGCAATACGAGAGCATGTCGGCCAGCACGGAAACCTCATTCCAAAGCTTGGCATCGGCTTTGAGCTTTGGCATCTGTGGCGGCGGTTCTGGAGCAACAATAATCGCCTGGGACTCTTCCTGCTTTGTATCATCAGCAGGCTTCGTCTCGTTGTTGAGCGAAGTCATAACGATCTTCCTTGTGTTGAGTGAATTATTCGGCGGCAATTAAGGGAAGAGCCCGCTGGCGGGCTCTGTCGGTAAGTTTCAAATCTTTTGTGAGTCTGAATTGCTTGTAGCAGTCAGGACAGAGAAGGTTGTCGTCCTTGACCTGATAGCGCAGTTGCAGCAGCCAATTCCTGTCACAGCCGTTACACTCAAAGGCGTGATGCTTCAGCTCGGCTTTGGCGGCTGAGCAGTAGCTACCGCCGGAATAGACGTATGCTTTCTGCGCCAGTGACCAGTAACGGTTTGTCATGTCGGATAGAAAGATCCGACCAATTTTTTGCTCGATATATTCGAGTGACAGCGTTTGTGCTTTGCCATCGTGGAAGTGAACTTGTCTCACATCCCGCTGGTTGAAGAGCTTGTGGGAGCCTTCACAGCGCACCGCATACATTTCGGCATAATATGGGTGCCAATATTCGCCGCTGACCAGCTCCCTATTGATCTCATCCGTGTAGTTGTTGCCGCTGTAATTGCAGTGCCATGCATGGGCATGGAGGCAGGGCCTACACCATTGCTCGGTTTGGCCGTCGTCGCCATCTTCGTTATCGGGGCCTACGACAAAAACCGGATTAACCTCGCGGCCTTTCTTTGCGCACCTCTCACAGAAATACTGAGGAAATTCATCCTCGCGCGGGACGTAGTTACCGCTAACCCCATCGGCGGAAGAGCAATGATGCGAGCCGGGAGTATTGTCCATGACGATCTCAAGATGATCGCCCTTGTCGACAACGGCCAGGTGGCCGCCGCCTTGCTGATTCTTTTTGTCGATATAAGGCGCGACAAAGCAGCCTTGCGGTATCCGGCCATTCTTGTATTCGGCGGGCCTCAGCTGGATGCGCTTTAGCTTGGCACCAATCGGTGCGCCCCACATGTAGCCAAGCCGTTGCAAGCCCGTCGTCAAACGGGCAATGTCGCCATAGACTCGACTGTGGATTTTCTTGTCCTGCCACACCAAGGTTCGTGCCGACACCTTGACATTGAGGTCGCCCATATAGGCAACCGACAAATCGCCAGCGGCATAGATTCGTGCCGGGTGAAAGTCATCGCGCCAATCCTTGCCGACAAGGCAGGTGTTTGGCCCACGATCATAAACCTTGGAAATTTCCTCTTCGGTGGTGGCAAACTTTATGTCGATCGGACCATACATGCGCATGAAATCCTCGACACACTTTCGATTGCTGATGCCGTAATTGTCCAAGTGGCGCTCGAAGTATTTGCTCAGGTAAGCGCCAGGACGCAGCAGGGATTGCTTGTCCCTTGCGCCATCCTCAGGGCTCTTGGTGTAGGCAATCCAGCCCGGTTTCTCCAAGGCGGCATGCGGAAAGTGATCCTTCCAGATCGGATAGGCCGCAGCCCACCACGCCGCGGCATGCCACGGCAGTTGCCGGTATTCGCCGTTAATGACTCGCGTGTGCTCACGGTTGCGCCATTCATCGTTGACCACCGGCTTGACGCACAACTTTTCGCCTATCATGCGCGCCATAGCTTTGGCAAAAGCCGCAGCCAATTGCGGGTCGGTAAACAGTCTTGGCGCACCACCAAGCTCCATTACTGGCGGAGTGCCGGCGACATCCATTCTAAGGATTTGATAGATTGTCGGCATAATCGTTGTCCCTATGTAACGATAAGAAATTCCTTGTTGTCAGGATCGTCATCCCAATCTCCGGGATACCAATCGGTGTAATAGCCGACCCACATCCACTTTTTCAGCAGACGCAGCCCGGCATAATCGTGACTTGATGTGGAGCAGCGATAACCGGCTTTATTCATCGCATCTTGCAAGCGATAATAGTCGCCGTAAGGGCGCACATAGACTTTGCGTTCCGGCACACACAGCGTTCGTGCCGTGACCTTGCCCTTTTCGTCCTCAAGATAAGCGACGGCAAAATCACCCGAGCCATAGAGGTTGGCTTTGGTGGTCTTGGCAAAGCACGATCCGGTTGGTCCCACTTTGTAGATGTGCTCGATTTCCTCGACGGTGCGAGCATATTTGAGCTCGGTTTTCTCGAATTCATTGTTGTGTTGCATGGCATAATCACGGATTTGGTTTGGCGTCAGAACGTCGGCAAAGAATTTCTGCAGATACTTTCCCGGCAACATCGCCGTCTGCTTGTCGGCTTGGCCCTTGTCGGCATCGGGAGTGAAAGCAATTCGCGTTTTGTCCTTGATGCCGACATGAGCGAAGTGATCGGGAATTTCCTTCCACCACGGCTCGTTGATCCAAAGCACATGCTTGTAATCGCCGGCCTTGAATCGGTTACGCTCCCGGTCACGCCAATCGTTCTTGCTTTTAACGGGGCGTGGCTGGAATTTGATGCCTTTGAGCAAAGACAACTGAGCCGCTGCATCGGCGGCCTGTTTGGCGTCGTCAAAGACGAGGGGATGTCCCTTTGCGTCAACAGCGGGGACAAAGTTACGTCCACCAGCATGCTGCATGATCTGAAAATTCATCGGCGTCCCTTTCGTGGATTTTCAGGTTGGATTGGCCTTCCCAGCGGGATTTGAACCACACGTTTCCTGCCCGAGAGGGCAAGCGTCCTGGGCCGCTAGACGATGGGAAGTTGAGGTGATTAAGCTGCTTGTGCTTGCATCAGTTGAGGCTGGCGTACAAAATCAACCGAGCTAGTTGGATTCTCAGCAGCGCGGATAAAACCAAACCGCTCATAATATGAATGCAACTGGGGATATATGGTCCACAGACGCAATGTTACGTTATTCCGGTCAGCAAGATTGCAGACCTCATTAAGGGCAGCGGCTCCATTTCCTTTGCGAGATCCGCGACGGTAAAAAGAGTGAAACATGAATTCATTCTCAGCGTGTGGGCTAATGCTCCAACTGACTCCTAGCTCTCTGTCGTGTCGGATACTTAGTGCGTAAAATTGTTCAAACATAGCGTCCTCCTATGTTGAATAAGATTTCTGCTCCAATACGGCACTCACCAGCTTGTCGGGGGACGGGGAGGGGTAGCGCCGCATCAGGCCAGAAACCGGGACAGGCTTCCGACAATTCGGAGGGGCATTTATCTTCTGTCTCTCCCCCCTCCGCAGAGCGGAGAGGGGGGAGAGACAGGCTGGCGGCCGCTTACTGGACAGCCTCCAGCTCTGCGGTTTGGTCAATGTGGAACAGGTTGAACACTCCAACCCGATGACCATGCTCACCGGCTTTGACCTTGCGGCCTTTGCTGAGCCAGCCGGTAATGGTGCCGTCCGGCTTGATGCGACCGTAGGTCAGAACGTTGATGCGAGGCTGAACGTCCTGATAGCCAGCGGCGGTGAACACCTTGATGCACTCGGCATCATTGGCAGCCATTCGCTCGGCCTTGAGCTCCGGCGTTGAGGCAACACGCTTGCCTTTCTTGCCTTTGCCCTTGCCTTTGCGTGGCGCTTTGTTTTGGCCCTCAAGTAGCTGCGTTAAGAGAGCCATGAGTTTTGCATCATCCATAACGATCTCCTTTGTTTGGTGGCGGGGCGGCGTTCCTCTTCCCGCTGCCCTCACTTCGTGAGGGGCAGCGGAGAAGAGGAGTTTTGCGGGGTGCTTAGAACTTAGGTTTTTGCAATTCGATTACGCTGTAGCCTTCCCATGCTCCGCCAAATTCATCGGCATATTCTTCGGCGGACTGAATTGTTTGAAATGGTCCAAACACCATTTGTGCAACATTGGCGATCGTATTATCGCTGGTGAGTTCATAGGACATGACGATCCAATTCATCGGGGCCTCCTTTCTCTCTTTTCTCTCTCTCGAAGCGAAGCGAGAGAGAAAAGAGAGAGTTTGCGGTGCCTTAGCGGTAATGGTATATCCATGCGTCATGGCCCGATTGAAACGATTAAGCCATGAGCTTTTTGCGCGCGAGTATGTTCGCAATGGCGGCAACTCCAAGGAAGCTTATGTCAAGGTGTGGGAGTTCTATCCCAAGAAGGCAGAGATACTGCCGCAAAGCTTTAAGGTTATCGGTTGGGACATCAAACGACGGCCTGAGGTTAGGCGGCGCATCGAGGAATTGAGGGATCGCATGGCAAAGCGCGCTGACATCACCGAGGATAAGATCCTCAGCAATTACGAGGAAGCGATCACGATGGCTCGGGCACAAGCCAAGCCGAACGATCTAACCAATGCGGCGACCGCTCAGGCTAAACTGGTTGGACTCCTGCGCGATCGTGTTGACATCAGCGATACAACCGATGTGGCGCAAATGGAGGATGCCAACGAAATCCTCAACGCTGTAGCGGCCAGAAAAGGTCGTACAGCAGCTTTGGAGCTAGCAAGGCACTTCGGGATCACCGACTGGCAGCCGGCGAATGTGGAGCCACTACAAGAGGTCCCAGAGCCTGATGCTGACGGCCTCTTGATTCAAAAAGCCGCCAGTGATGCGGTGAATTAGCAGTAATTGCGCTGCGTTCCATTAGGGGAGATCAGGCAGGCTTCTACGTTGCCTTCGATATTATAAACTCGCAAGACCCAGCTATCGGCGTAACGCTCAATACAGCTTTCTCGTATAAGCCAGCGCGTACCTTCAAAGCGTCTACCTCCATCCTTAAGGACAGAGGACTCACTTCGCAGCTTATAGTAACCATTTTTGAGGTGATTAGCCTCGGTCTGTGTCATGGCGATGCTCCGTTGGATGTGTTGGTTAAGGGCATTTGCGCCCCGTCAAGTCCCTTATGGGATAACCAGTCTGAGTGTTAACGACGGGATGTGATTACGGTCAGCGTGGCGTGGTCGATATTCTGGCGCACCGCCTGTGCTGCCATGCCGCCAATACCGAAAGAATGATGGTTTGGCATATCGGCATGATTAGACTTAAAATTTAGATAGGCGCGTGCATAAGCTTTTTTGCCATTGTTTTTAATGCGGCTTATGTAGCGCTCACACCAGTCTATATTTGTTAGCATGGGTTCCGTTCCTAATTAGGGATTAATGCTTGCCGTGGATTGCCTCAAATTCAGCGTGTGTCATGGCCCCTTTTATTACTGCCCGCGCGTCGTCGGCTTTTCGCATTCCGTCCAGATGCAACTTTAATTGACGCTTCGATCCGGACCTTGGTTTTCGTCCGCCTTTGTTCTTGTGCCGTGCCATGACTTGCTCCGTTGCTAATCTGATATTAACGCTTTTCGTCGGATTTATTGCGGCAGTCCCATTGCCATAATGGCCAGGACAATGCCATTGACGGCGCACATTAAAGATAACGTCAGGACGATAATGTTAATTACTGGCATGATGATTCCCCCGGTTAAATGAAAATGGGGAGCTTTCGCTCCCCATTGGTATTAGTTGGTGATCTGGAAGCCTTCGGCTTCCAGCAGCTTGGTGAAATAGGCCCGGCAGGCCGCATCGAGTTTCTTCATTTCCAGAATAAACTCGGTGTTCGACTGTCCCGGCTTCTTGCCGAAATAGTCGATCATGGCAGCGGTAAACGACTTGACAATCATGGCATTTCTCCACGGTTTGTGTTAAAGATAGCGTCAGGCAATAACCTAAAAGCGCACGGCAATTATCACTGAAATGGCGGTATTTGAGCGGCGGGGTTTAGCGGCGCTCTGCTCTCTCCCTCACTTCGTGAGGGGAGAGAGCGAGCGGATAATCGGCTCGGCCTTGCTTATCCTGAGCTTGGCCCGGTTGCCATTATAGGGATCGAGGAAATGTACCCATTTCCTGCCGACTTTAATCAGCAGGGTTCGCCAGCCGCAGCCAAGCCGCGGCGCTTCATCTTCGAGATAAACCCGAGTTTTCACCGATTTCATCGGTGTTCTCCATCGTTTGGGATTAAAGGGAACAGGGAGAGGCAAAGCCTCTCCCTGCAAGAGTCGGCCTTATTAGGCCGGCTGGTTGTCGTTGGTGACGAGCTTCGCCAAGTCCGCAAAGGACTTGACGACACTCGGCTTCTCAGCCTTTGGCTGAGCCACTGGCTTCTCAGCCTGATCCAGAGGATCGGTCTGAGAGACGTGAAACAGCCCTTTGACTCCGTGTTGTCCCTTCCGGACAACACGACCCTCGGCGACCCAAGCCTTGAAAGGCTTGACGTTGAAGGATCGGGTCTTATCAGACCGATCCATCAACACGACATCCTTGATGCCGAGCCGTTTGAAGCCACGAAGGATCTGTTGATCCTTCTTGGCCAAGGAGGCCGAGATGTTGCCGAAGGTCTGAGGCGAAGCCTCAGCCTGCTGGGCAAGATGCTGAAGCATCTTGAAGGCCTGAGCGATTTGCTGTTGATTCCAAGCTTGCTTGGTCATGATCCTATTCCTTTCAGGTTGGTGGTTCGGTGGTTTACTCTCTGTCTCCACCCTCACTTCGTGAGGGGTGGAGACGAGAGAGTAGTGGTTGGGGAACTTGACCGGATTACACCCGGCCATGCCAGATTGGCCGAAGGCCAAAGGCTGTCAGCATGTCTGGCTCTGCCAGACATTCGTCTTTCTCCACGGCTTTGCCGTGAACGAAGTAGCCGGACTTGCCGAGCAGCCTATTGGCTGCCGCCCAAAGCCTCAGTTGTTGCACTGTATCCAGTGCAAACAACATCGTGCTGCCATCATCATCCAGTCTATTGACTGGACGAATCATCGGGGTCGTCACCTTCGGTGACTTCGGCCGAAACGTCGCTAAAGACTTGGGATTCCGTTGCTTCGCAACCTTCGCTTTGGCCTTCCATTCGGAAACTCGCATCGTCGAACTCCGCTGTTTGTCGAGCCGGAAACCATTTCGAGCTCTTACAAAGCGAAGCAAGAGAGCGAGAAAGGAAGGATTGACCTATCTTCCCTCTCTTACTCTCCCCTCTTCCCATTTCATTGGGATTATCCAAGCTCAGTTAAATCCAAGGGGATTTGGTTGGGTTATCTGACTCACGCCTTCCATCACGCCAGTCAGCTGTTCCCTTACAGCAACGCTGTAAAGACAAGGCATTAGGACTGGTCTATTGGGGCTAGATGCTTAGGGCATCTAGTCCCCAAAGCCATAACTGGGTCCGGTACAAGGAGGGTAGAGGGCCCTAATAGAAAGGGTCCTTCGATTATTTATCTTCCTCCACCCAGGCCTATGTCTCAAAAATTTCTATAAAAAGTAGGGGGGTCTGTTAGTTAACACTTGTTAGTTAACACTGCATGTGTTAGTTTACGTTCATGACACTTCAGGAAGCCAAGAGGCTGGCATCATCCATTCGGCGGCAGACTCGCATGCCTGACGTTGTGGGGATCTGCGACTTCATCCTTGGACTAAAAGAGTACTCGGAACCGCCCAAGCCTCTTGTTGAGGGCAAGGTCCGCAAGGGTGACGAGGGCTGGGCATCGCATCGTGCCTACATGCGGGAGTATATGAAGACGTGGCGGAGGCGGCGGAGGGAGACTGGCAAATGAGCTGGCGCGACTGGCTACCCGGCAGCGGGGAGATGGAGCTGCATGAGAGGCAGGTCAGGCAGCTTGCGCTGCTGACGGATCGGGTCACTGAGATTTCCAAGAATCTGCTGTTGACGGTCGAGATCGTGGGGAGGATGCAGGATCGGCTGACTGCTATTGAAACCATTCTCATTAACCGCGGCTTAGCTATACGGGAGGATGTAAAGCAGGAGCGACTGCAATGACAAAGACGAAGAAAAGAGCCAAGGTAGCCAAGGTCCACAAACCGAAGAGGAAGACGGCCGTGACGCAGAAGAAACAGGTTGAGCCCACATCTGAGCAGGCCATGGATGAGGCCGTGAAGGTCTATGAGCCAGCGCTGAAGAATCTCGCCAAGACGGAGCCAAAGACGGAAGAGCCTAAGCCGATCAAGGCAGCCAAGAAGCCCGAGCAGGTGCTGATCTGGGGCCGCCTGCACGGTGCGTGAGCTGTCGACGGTTCAGGAGTACGCTCTCGCCTTTCTCATCGCCTTTGCCATCGGCTGGCTTTTGTCCAACATCAGCATGGGGAAATGACATGACCTTTCAGGAACTGCTGGTCGAGTTCAACAGCCGCCGCGTCACCGGGGTCGACCATCCCAAGATGGAGACGCAGAACCGGCTGATGAACATCGAGTGGGCGCTGCAGGTGCTGATCGAGAAGCTGCGCGATACCCAGGAGGGGCCCAAGCCATGATCGTCAAGCTGAGTGAGGCGATCAGGAAGGCGCTCTATCGCTCGGCTGACCCGGTGGCCGCGGTGCAGCTCATGGACTTTGCCACCGAAGATGAGGCGAGAGAGGCCGCCGAGTTTGCCGTCGACCTGCAGACATCGCGCGAGCTTGCGAAAGAACTGGGCCGCGATGGCTAAAACCCATCTCATCCTCGCCACCCTCTTGCTGTCCGCCTGTTCCTCCGGCGGCGGCAGCCCACCGATCGTATCGGCTCCGGGCTGGACCGCGCTCTACTCGGTCGGCATCGGCCCCTGCGACGACTTCAACTTCGGTGAGCTGCACTATTGCGTCAAGCAGCAGCGCGCCCAGGTCGGGCAGACCATCAGCCTGACCTTTACCATCAGCGGCTCCGGCACATTGTATCCCGTCGAGTCTGCCGACTCTCCGCCCGCCACCTTGCGCCTGTTCGTCGCCTCCGATCCCTCCGGCACCACCCGCTGGTGGTGCCCGACATCGCGTACCGATCTCACCCCAGGAACGCACACAGTCAGTTGCGTCATATCGTCTGAATGGACTGGTGTCGGCGGCGGCTATCCGACTCCGCCCATCGGCAATATCAACTACATCGGCTACACCATGGGCGGACAGTCATTCGCCGGTCATGGTGTGCGTGCTAATGGTCCAGTCCACTTTCATCTGGACAACGGCAATCTATCGACCAAGCGATACCAAAGAAAGCTTGTAAGCCGGACACATCGTGGGCATCTGTAGCGGGATGAATCTCAGACAAAAACTGACAGGCTGGTACTATAACCCATGGTGGAACGCACCATCCTGGGCGATTGAACTGGATAAACACATCACTCAACTGGAGAATAAAATCATGCCAATCCTCGATGATATCGTTGCCAAGGTAACTGACCTTGGTACCGTTGAAGACAGCGTGATCGCGCTGCTCACCGACATCAAAGCAAGGCTCGATGCCGCCATCGCCTCCGGCGACCCGGCCAAGCTGCAGGCGCTGTCCGATGCACTCGATGCGCAGAAAGCCAAGCTGGCAGCTGCGGTCGCAGCCAATACCTGATTTGAGGCAACGGAAGCTGCGTCGACTCCTTTGCTGTCATCAACCGCACAGCGGATGACAGTGGTCCTGTGAGTGATCCTGGACTGGCGGCGCAGCTTTCACTTAGCTCAGATTCGGCAAATCAAGCGCCGGGATGAACGGCTTGAGTATCCTGAATGAGACCCCAAGTCCCAGCGCCGCCATTTGTCCCAATAAGAACAGCACGCAGACGTAGAACCAGAACGGATGGTTCCTCCAGTCGCGTGCCGCCCGCACGCTCAGGTGCCGGTTGATGAAGTCTTCCTTGTAATAATGAAACTCGATATTGGGAATCTCGAAGGGAGGATTCCAGGTATCCTCCATCTTCTTGAACCACTCCTCGCGCCAGCTAGGACGAACCTCCTGCTCCGGCTTGGGAATGATGATCTGCTGGTCGGTCATGACAGCGGGTCGCCCTTGCGCCAGTCGCGTGTCGCCTTGCGCCCGAGCAGATCCTCCAGCATCTTCGGCGGCAGACCATAGCCGGGACGGATCGAACGGATGTTCTCAAGGCTATAGGTCTCACCCTTCTTGATGTCAGCCACCGCATATAGTGAACGCTGGAACTGCCGGTTGGCCGTCGAGTGCGGCTGACTCTGCAGCGCCTGATAGGTCAGCTCTACCGCCTTGACCATGTGCGCGAACTCGCCAGGCACCAGGGAGAAGGCCGCATCCTCCGACTTGCTGTTGGCGTCGAGCTTGAGATGCTTCTCGATGATGGTCGCCCCTATGGCCGTCGCTGCCACCGGCACGATATCCCCCCTGGTATGATCGGAAATGCCCACCGGGTTCTCGAAGCCGAACATCGCGCTAATCATGCTGATGCGGCGCAGGTCAGCCGTCTTCTCGTTTCCCGGGTAGCCCACCGGACAATGCAGGAAGGCCGCCTTGCCGCCGGCTGCCTCGTTGGCCTCTAGGATTTCCGCATCGGTTGCCCCGCCGGTCGAGATGATGAGCGGCTTGCCGGTCGATGCGGCGTGCTCGATGAGCGGCAGGTCGACGATCTCAAAGGAAGCAATCTTGTAGGCTGGGCAACCCAGCTTCTCCAGGAAATCGACCGAACTGAAGTCGAACACAGAAGAAAAGATCGCAATGTCCTCATGGTGGGCGACATGGAACAGATCCTTGTGCCAGGCAAAGGGGGTGTGCGCCTTCTGGTAGAGCTCGTACAGCGTGCGCCCGCGCCAGAGGCCGTCCTGCACGATGAAGTCAGGCTTGCTGATGTTCAGCGTGATGGTGTCGGGCTCATAGCACTGCGTCTTTACTGCATGCGCGCCGGCCCGCTTTGCTGCCTTGACCAGCCGCTTGGCAAACTCCAGCGAGCCCGAGTGATTGCCGGAAATTTCCGCCACCACAAAGGGCGGCTCGATCAGCCCGATGCGTCGGTTGGCGATCTTCATGTCAGCCCCTCCGCGACTCGCTTGATGATCTCGCGCATCTGGTTGAAGTGCCGGGTCTTCGGCTCCCACTCGCAGACACCGAAGCTGATAAGCTCGCGATCCTCCATGTCCTGTGCCACATGACATTCAAAGGTGTAGCCATTGAAGATGCGGTTGAGTGTCGGTGAGTAGCCCGACACCATGGGGAATCCGCGCGCGTTCAGGTTGCCGACGAAGCTGTGCCGCTTGACGGGATCGACCCGCGCTACCCAGCGATAATAGACGTGCTTGCAGTCGACATCATCGGTCTGCGCCGTGATCCATGGGATGCCGGCAACCATCTCGGTCAGTTCATAGGCAATGTGCCGGCGGCTCTCGATGATATGCGACGCGCGGGCGAGCTGGGCACAGGCAATCGCCGCGGTCGGCTCGGTCATCCGAAGATTAAGGCCAGCGCTGCGATGAGCAAGCTCACCGTGGTTAATAGCACCAGCCAGCTTCTCTGCGAGTGCATGATCGTCGGTAACACAGATCCCACCCTCCCCGGCCTGGATGTGCTTGTGGACGTTGAATGAGAAGACGCCGATGTGTCCGATGGTGCCCGCGTATTTGCCCGCCTCCATGGCGAATGGTGCTTGTGCGGCATCTTCGATCATCCATACGTCATTGGAGTCGCACCAGGACCGAATGCTCGAAAGGTAGGCAGGATGGCCAAACAAGCTGGTGATAATAACGCATCTTGGCACATCCCTCGGCATCATATTCATATTCATCGAGAACCTGATCGTCTCGACATCGATGAATACAATATGTGCTCCTAACACCTTCGCACAGGCAGCCGTAGCAGACATACCCATCGCGGAGACCCATACCGTATCTCCCGGCTTGATGCCGATCGCCATGCACGCGGCGAGCAGTCCGCTTGTAGCAGAGTTGCAGGGGATCGCATATTTGCAGCGGAATTCCTCGCACCACTTGTCGATAAGTCGGTTGACGTAATAGCCCTCCGACTTGTCAACGCCGCCGAGATAGCCGCTGAGCGGCCGGCGCAGCGTGTCGGATACGGCAACCTTCTCGGCAAAGGCGATCGTCGAGAAGCGCGGCATGCGCTCTAAATGCGGCTCATCCATTTTGTTATCTGTGTGTCGTTTTCTTGTATGGCCTTCCACGCCTTGCGGCCCTTGGCGGTCTTCAATCCCTCGGCCCACAAGGCTCCAAAGTGACGGTTGTTGCGACCGCGCAGCCGAATGATGTGATTCATGATCGTCTTCTTCGGCAAGTCTTTCAGCGGTCTCCCAGGTCCTCTCATGTCATTGCCCTCAACTGTTCTACGGTGAGCCATTCGGTGTTAGTGTCGCTGGTGTAACAAAACCCCTGCTCCACCTTGGGGTACTTCTCCGGTGCATTGATAAGGTAAAAGTTGACCATATCCGCGGTCACTCTCGCCTCGTCGGCGGTAATCAGTGTTTCATGAATCTTCTCACCGGGACGGATGCCGACCAGCGTTGGTGGCAGGTTCGACATCGCGGCAATCAGATCGGTAATCTTAATCGATGGAATCTTGGGAACGAGAATCTCGCGCGCATGCGAGTGATAAATTGCATACATGACCAGATCGATTGCCTGATCCATTGTGATCCAGAACCGGGTCATGTCTGGATGCGTCAGCGGCAGCGGCTTGCCCTCCGCAGCTAACCGCTTAAAAAGAGGAACAACAGAGCCACGGCTGCCAGCAACGTTCCCATAGCGCACCACGCTAAAAGCAGTCCGACCCGCAGCCAGAGCATTAGCCGCGACAAAAATCTTCTCGGCGGCCAGCTTGGTGGCTCCATAGAGGTTGATCGGATTAACAGCCTTGTCAGTGGAGAGTCCAACAACACGTTTCACTCCTGTATGCAGTGCTGCCTTTACTATGTTCTGCGCCCCCAGCACGTTGGTCGCGACGCACTCGGTCGGATTGTACTCAGCGATCGGCACGATCTTTAATGCAGCGGCGTGAACAACCGTGTCGATACCATGAAGTGCCAGCTCAAGACGGCTAATGTCGCGAACGTCGCCAATAAAGAAGCGGAGACGATCATCCCGGTAGCGATGCTCCATCTCTTCTTGCGCATGTTCGCCTCGCGAGTAGACGACGATTCTTGTTACATCGATGCTGTTCAGCAGACGCTTGACGAAAGCCTGCCCGAACGAGCCTGTGCCGCCTGTAACAAGAATATTCATGCGCTGGCTCGTATCGGCAGTCCAGCTGAAGCCTCGACCTGACTGATGGAGCCGCTGTCAATCGCCACCCTGATCGCGATCAGTGTTGCCCCGTAGGCTGTTACAATGCGCTTGAGCTGCGGGTCCTTGTGCGCGAACGATAGATTGTTGGAGCCGATGATTAGCACGCCGTTCTGCGCCATCTGCTCGATGAACAGCGAACGTAACTTTTCCTTGTGCTCGCCGAGGAAATCTATTTTGATGAGTGGAGCCTCACCGCTGAGGCGCACGACATCATGCAACCCCAACTGAGTAACGATAGTATTGATATGAGCCCTCAGCCGCGTGCCAAACGACCACAGGTGTTCGATAACATCGTCCCGCTCCATCTTGTCAATCGTTGCGAGAGCTGCAGCGATCCCCAGTGTCTCACCGAAAAATGTGCCCGAGTAGAAAATGTTACCTGGTGGCTCACATTTACTCATCAGCTCTGCACGTCCAACGACAGCCGAGATTGGCATGCCATTCCCCATGCTCTTGCCGAAACACGCAAGGTCTGGCGTAACACCAAACAGTTTCTGAGCACCACCGAGATCGTAGCGAAACCCGGTGATTATCTCGTCGAAGATTAGAACGATGCCGCGTTCCGTACAGTAGTCACGCAGCCACCGCAAATACTCAGGGTCGCCATTCGGCTCAATGATAATGGCGGCTACCTGACTTGGCAGCAAACCAATATCATTGACAGAGGAAAAGCCGTCAGGAATCCGGCGACTTAATTTTCTTACATCTTCCGGGATTCCCAGATTGCGATCAGTAACAGACATGCTCCAATCAGCCCACCCATGATAACCACCGACCAAGACGTGATCTCTACCGGTATAAGCACGGGCCAGCCTCACCGCTGCGGTTGTTACATCGGTTCCTGATTTTCCGAACTTGACTTTCTCGGCACACGGAATGAGCCGGCAGAGTGTCTCGGCAAGTTGCGCTTCCATTTCCGTCGCCAAGGAGAATGAAATACCGCTATCCAGCTGGCGGCGGACAGCACCGTCAACGTCAGGATCGCGGTAACCCAGGACGACAGGAAGTAGGGCGCTAACGAGATCAACATAATCATTGCCATCAACGTCATAAACATAAGCCCCGTCACCGTGAGACACAAACAGCGGACTTCTTCCCGGTGGGAAAACGAGGTGTGACTTGGAGAAGGTTTGTGCGGCAAATGGAATTGTTTGGGATGCTCGCTCGTATAGTCGCTGTGATCGTGTAAATGTTCGTGTGGGTAGTTGCTCATCGGATATTCCCTCATAGAAGCGCTCGTTGCGGATTCCCGGATTAAGCTGTCGCAGCTCCGGCTCGGTAGCAAGAATATCGAGAATCTCCAGATAGGATGTGCTGGTGCCAATGCGCTTGGCAATCTCCAGACAGAAGCTAAAGTCATCCTTGGTGTCGAGAACCCAGCGCTCCTTCTCTAATCCCGGAAGTGGACACCTCAGGTTGGCAGCAGGAAAGCGATGCCGGTTGCGTACAATAAAACGAGTAACGCAATCGCGGTCGCTGCTGCGGATTGCTTCTTTGTGAGCACACTCAAGAGCAGCAAAAGTAAAACACTCAACATCCAGACCATCAGGATAAGTAGGAGGATCTGTATTTGTTGCATATTCTGCATTGGTCATCTCCCTTAGCCTGATGACTTCGCTGATGACGGATGGGTCAAGGAATGGGCAGTCGCAGGTCAGCCGCAGGATGATGTCGGCCTTGTATTCTTTGGCACACTGATAGAAGCGGTCGAGCACATCCGTTTCGCTGCCGCGGAAACAGTTGATGCCGTGCATTGAACAGTAGTGGGCAATAATGTCGTCCGCCGGCAGCGTCGAGGTAGCGATGACAACATCGTCAAGCCCGTGCGAGTCCCACAGCGCGTTGACCGTCCATTGCAGCACCGGAATCCCCTCAAGGTCGGTCATGACCTTGCCGGGGAATCGCGTACTGCCCATGCGCGCCTGGGCTATTGCGACAACTTTATTGCCTTGAGACATAATTCCAGAACCCTTAACCCCTCTTCCCCGGTGCAGCCGATCGTTTCCTGGCCATCAACGCGAGCCAGAAAAGCCGCCATCTCTTCCACATAGTTCTCATCCCAAGAGTCGTCTGCATCCAAATGATCCAAGATTGATCCATCCGCATCCCGCAGCCATGCCTGTCGGTTGACTAGATCGAGAATGATTGTTGCATCTAGTCCAGAAATGATTGTTTGCCGAACTTCCGGTCGTGTGAGGTAGTCAAGGTGAACAACCGAATGGCAACCATTTTCATGCATAAGGATAATGTCAGCCAGCATCGGTGTGTCGCTAACACAGCTTCTTACCGATGCGTCGCCAAGCAGATAGAGCGCCAGATCGATCTCATGTGACCAGTTGAGGATGACGCCATCGCGCAGGTAGTCTAACTTGTCGTTGAACTGGGCGACGGTGAAGTTGGCCCAGACGGGTTCTCCAATCACGTCGGATTGCATCCACTCCTTCGCCTTCTTGACGCAGGCATGGAAGCGCAGGTTGTAGCCGACCATCGTTGCTGCGTTGCAGATCTCGTCATACTTGTCGGCAACCGGCTTCTCCACGAACATCGGCTTTGATGCGTGCGAGACCTTGAAGATGTAATCGAGGTGCGTCGGCGTTGGGCTGGCGATGACAATCGCATCGCTCCTATAAATGAGGTGCCTTAAGTTATCTTCCTCGTCTCCGCTCTTTGGGTCGTGTGTAAGAACGGTGATGGCCTTGCGCAGTTTAATTAGATTTGTGGCATGTCTTTCGCCAATAGAGCCAATGCCGATAACGCCGATTGTCTTGCTCATTTGAAATATCCAATGAAAAGCATCGTTAGGCTACCAGCCATTAAAAACGCCCAGCCAAACTGTGCATGGATATTTCCGATGAACCCAGACAGAGCAAGCAGGCTAAGCAATTCCTTCATGTCACTCATCGAGCGGCCATCCTCTGTTGATGTCTTTCTGCAGAATGGTGACCGCTTCCCCTTGTTCCGGCCATAACTGACGATGCACGACGCTGTAGGCCGGACTGCCGAGCCACAGGTTGGCGTAATCCATCTTGTAGCTGAAGAGTCCGTCGAGATGCTTGTACGGCACCTTGTGCGGGTAATCTGGCAGGAAGTCGTAGATGACGATGTGACCGAAGTTGCGCAGTACGCGATCGCCTTCGGCGGCTACCTTGAACAAGTCTTCGCGATCGACCAGATAGAGGCAGAACCCGTAGATGACAAAATCGTACTCATCGGTTGCTGCCGGTAAACTATCGGCACCGCCTTGAAACAGATGCGGCACGTTGCGCGGGGCCGCGGGGTCAACGCCGATGCCGCGAGTGTTGTACAGCCGCTTCATCCGTTCCAAGCGCCAGCCATTAGCGCAGCCAACCTCTATGACATCCGTATGGTGCGGGGAGATGTCGGCGGACTTGATGGCTTCAATGACAGGATCAATGACCGGCGGCAGCTTGCTTTCATTGCGCTCAAGCCATGCCGCCCCTTCGCTTTGCATAAAGGCGCGGACCTGTTTCACCCCTTGGCCTCCAGCACATACATCATGTTTGGGGAATAGTTGTAGACGCCGAGTGGCGGCAGCTTGGCGGCGATGCGATTTATCTCGGCACCATATTGCGGTTCTGTGCCATCTAGTTGACAGAGTTTGGCATAAACCACACGCGATATGATGTAGTAGAGGTTGCCGATGTTTTCTTGGTGTTTGATATAAAATTCTTTTTCAATGAATTTGTGAAATTCAGCGGAATGCAGGTAGCGGTTATGCCAGCGGACAAGGATTTGCTGTAAGGCAAATTGCTCGCGTAATTTGTTTAAGTTATTCAGCCCATCGATAAAGTTTTCTACCAGAATCAGCTTGCCCTCCGGTAGCAGGCATTGCTTCATTTCCAGAATGGCCTGCTGCTGTTCTTCCCACGTCTGCAGGTTAATCAGGCAGCGCTCGGAGATGATGGTGTGGAACTTGGCGACTTTCAGCCGCGACAGCTTCCGCACGTCGCAGGTAACGAACGATACGTCCGAGTGTATGACGATGGCCGCAACATTGGCTGCCGTGACCATCGCCTGTGAGTAGTCGACGCCGAGGAATGCCTTGTGGGGATAAGCATCCTTGAACTTGAAGGTCGAATAGCCGTTGCCGCAGCCGACATCGCAAATCCAGCGCCCCTCGATGTGTGGGATGATGGCGTCGATCTCCAGCTGCCGGTAGGCCGAGTCTGGTGCGGTGGCCTTGTCGGATGCGCCATGCTGCTTGGCCTGACCATCCCAGAATTCCTTTATGGCTTCTTCGTTGCTGCCCACTAACTGCACCTTCATGCGAACCTCGCCCATTGCAGCAGGTCAAAGAGTTCATTGCCGAGCAGGAAGTGGTTGTAGCGCTGCCCTTCGTGATGCATTCCAGTGCGCCGGAAGATGTTCAGCATTCCGTAGTTGCACGCCATGGTGCCTGCCTCGATCTTGCGGATGCCATGGGTGAGAAGGTGGTCGCAGAAGGTTTTCCACGCTTCCGTGCCGTAGCCTTTGCCCCATTCCTTCTTTTCGCCGATGAGGATGCCGACATTGGCAACTGAGTTAGCGCGATCAATATCTGCAGTAATGGTGCCGATGAACCGCTTCTCGGTATGGATCTCGCGGAAGATTGAGCATCCGTCGGTAATGTAGTGGGCTTGGCTTTCTTCGTCGTGGCGGTGGTGTCTTTGTTCGGAGAATTGGACGACATCTGGGTCATTGAGCCAGCGCACCATGGTCTTGAGGTGCTTTGGCTCGGTGTGCTTGGTGAGAAGAATTCGGTGGGCTACGAGGATGCTCATCGCTTCTTCTTGCGCTTTCTTGGCTTCTTTTCTTTCTCGATGAGGTGCTGAACGACGTTGTACAGAGCCGAGTGGAGGAACAGCAGTGAGTCGGCGTCGGCGCTGTAGCCGCCTAAGCCCTCGCGCTTTTTGCCCTCGTCATATATTCTGGTGGACAGCAGGATGAGTTGATCGCGCGTCATGTGATCCTCCCGCTCCATGCCTAAGGGGTGCTGATGGCGTCGCCAAGAAATTTTTTCACTTTTGTACACAGGTATTTTAATGACCGCAGAACTGCTTGATGTCGCTGCTCGCGGCCTAAAACTGGTGAAGATACGCCAGCCTTACGAAGACAGTTTGCTCAATTTTGCGAAATATGTGTGGCCGGTGGTCGAGCCAGCCATCCCCTTTATCAAGGGGTATGCCATTGAGGCTGTAGCCGAACACCTACAGGCTGTAACCGATGGCCAGATTCGCCGGCTGCTCATCAACGTGCCGCCGGGGTTCACCAAGTCGCTGATGACGGATGTGTTCTGGCCGGCCTGGGAGTGGGGTCCTAAGGGCCGCCCGTGGCTGCGCTATATGTGTGCCGCCTACTCTAACCACCTGACCGAGCGTGATAATATGCGTTGCCGCAACGTGGTTATCTCCGATCGCTATCGAGCGCTGTGGGGCAACAGATTCGGCATCTCCAATGAGCAATTCACTAAGGTCAAGTTCGCCAACGATTGTACCGGGTGGAAGCTGGCAACCTCGGTTTCCGGCATCGGAACCGGGGAGCGAGCCGATCGGGTCATCATCGACGACCCCAATAACCCTATGGAAATGGAATCCGAAACGATCAGAGCAACCACCAATATGTGGTTCACCGAAATTATCCCTGATCGCCTCAACAACCAAGCCGAGTCAGCCATCGTCGTGATCCAGCAGCGGACGCATGAGGAAGATGTCAGCGGTACAGCTATTACGCGAGAAATGGGCTACACACACCTTATGATACCCATGCGGTATGATTCCGCCCGCCATTGCACCACAACTTACGGGACCAAGACCTGGACTGACTGGCGGGAAGAGGATGGCGAGCTGGCATGGGAAGAGCGCTTTTCGGAGGAAATATCCCAGGAATTAGAAAGGGATAAGGGTCCTTACGCCTGGGCCGGGCAGTACCAGCAGATGCCCGCGCCGCGTGGTGGGGCGATCATCAAAGATGCCTATTGGCAGGAATGGAAGCCCGACAAGTTTCCCGACTTCGAATATATCCTGGCTTCCTTGGATACCGCCTATACCGAGAAAAAGGAGAACGATCCCAGTGCCTTAACCATATGGGGCGTATTTCGCGACGAGGCCGGCAACCCCAAGCTGATGCTGATGTACGCATGGCAGGAGCGGCTGCAGTTCTACGATCTGGTGCAGAAGGTCATCAATACCTGCGTGGTCAGCCCGGCCCCGGCGTCCCACCCGCGTTATGCCATTGACCGGCTGTTGATCGAAGGCAAGGCCAGCGGACTGTCGGTCGCCCAAGAGCTCTATCGACTCCTGGGTCAGTCCAAGTTCGGTATTGAGACGGTCGACCCCAAGCGCTACGGCGACAAGGTTGCCCGTGTTCACTCCATTCAGCACATCTTCGCCGACAACATGGTTTATGCGCCGGATCGCTCATGGGCCGACATGGTGATTAACCAAGTGTCTGTGTTTCCGCGCGGCGCGCATGACGACTTGGTGGACTGCGTGTCGATGGCAGTTCGTTATCTGCGCGACACCGGATTCGCACTCAGGCGAGAAGAGAGCGCCATCGCAAGAGAGGACGATATGATGTATAGATCTCCATCGGACACCGCACCATTGTATCAGGTCTAAATGGCTATCCGCAGCAATAGCCTGCCACTCACCGATGATCCATTCGGGCAAATAACGCCTCCGCGTCCGCTATCTCTGGTCGGCGATACAAACGTCAAAATCACCGACGATGATGTCATCACGGTCGAGAACGCCGATGGCTCCGTCACTATCGATCTGAATCCGGAGCATGAGGATGCGGGTCCGGACGATACTGACTTCAGCCGCAACCTTGCTGCCGACATGGATGCGAGCGAGCTGTCAAGCATCGCCTCGGACATCATGGAAGGTATTGATCGTGATGAACAATCGCGCAAGGAGTGGCTCGATACTCGCGCCTTGGGTATCACGCTGCTCGGTCTCAGGCTGGAGAAGCCGCGCACAGACGCCGGGACATCTTCTGCTCCGCTTGAGGGCATGTCGGTTGTCCGTCATCCGGCGTTGCTTGAAGCAACGGTTCGCTTTCAGGCAACGGCCAGGGCCGAGCTTTTGCCAGCCGCTGGGCCGGTCAAGGTGCGCAACGATGCGACGGTCCCACCGAAAGAGGTTCAGCAGACCAATGCAGCGCGCGATCTTGCCGATAGCCTGCAGGGCAAGGATGAACTAGCCCAGGCGCTTGAGCGCGACATGAATCACTACCTGACGGCGATTGCGACGGAATACGTTCCCGATACCGATCGCATGCTGTTCTACATCGGTTTCGGTGGCGACGGTTTCAAGAAGGTTTACAACTGCCCGCTGCGGCGGCGGCCAGTATCGGAATCAATCGATGCCGAAGACTTGATTATCTCCAACGCGGCGACCGATATCCAGAACTGCGGGCGGGTTACGCATCGCATCAAGATGCGTCGGTCGATTCTGCGGCGCATGCAGATCCTCGGTGTCTATCGTGATGTCGAGCTAAGCCTGCCGCAGAATCCGTTTGCGGATGAGGTCGAAAAGAAGAAGCAGGAGCTGGCTGGCGTTAAGGCCCCGACTAGGCCAGAGGACCAAGATTATACGATTTATGAAGTTTACTGCGAGCTCGATCTCAATCAGTTTGCGCCGGATGAATTCAAGGATAAGGGGCTGCCGCTGCCCTATCGTGTAACAATCGAGAAAGACAGCAAGCAGGTTCTCGATATCAGGCGTAATTGGGAAGAAGATGACGATCAGTGCTTGGCAAAACAGTTTTTCGTGCAATTTCCCTTTATACGTGGACTTGGTTTCTATGGCCTTGGTTATATTCATCTACTCGGTAACTCGACGAACGCGCTGACCGCGGCGTGGCGGTTGATGCTCGATGCCGGCATGTTTGCCAACTTCCCCGGCTCGCTGCACGCCAAGAGTGCCGGGCGGCAGAATACCAATACATTCCGCGTTGCTCCGGGCACGAGCCAGCCATTCGACATCGGTGCGCTTGACGATATCCGCAAGGCGATCATGCCGTTGCCATACAAGGAAGTCGGGCCGTCATTCACCGCCTTCACACAGCATATCGAGGAAGTTGTCGCTCGACTCGGCAATACCGCCAACACCCAGGTTGGGGAGGGCAAGCAAGATGCGCCGGTTGGGACTACTCTTGCACTTATCGAACAGAATTCGAAGGTTCTGGACTCGGCCCACAAGCGGCTCCATGCTGCCCAAGCCGAAGAGTTCCAGCTCATTAAAAAACGCTTCCGTGAAGATCCTGAAGCCTTCTGGCGACAGAACAAGCGGCCAACGATCCCGTGGAAGAAAGAACAATTCCTCGAAGCACTGAATAACTGTGAGTTGGTCCCGGTCGCCGATCCGAATAACCCAACGAGTCTGCATCGCATTGCCAAGGCGATGGCGATCAAGACTCTGCAGCAGGCGAGTCCAGATCTCTATGATCCGATTGCTGTTGATATGCGCATCATGCGCATTGTTGATATTGACCCGGAGGGCCTATTCCGGGCTACTCCTGCACCACAACCGCCCGATCCGCGTATGGTGGCCATCGGCCAAAAAGCACAGGCCGAGCAGGTCAAGAGCCAGATCGCTCTCCTTGAAGCGCAAATCAAGGCGAAGTCGCAGGAGGCAATCCTTCAGGACAAGGCTGCCGACCGGGCGTCTCGCGAGAAGATCGAGCAGATGAAGATCGAGCTGGAAAAGCTCAGGGTCATCGAAGAGCATATCATCCATCAGTTCGATCAGCAGCGCATCGAAGCACAGACACAGCATAAGATGCAGCTCGATCAGGCGACGACACAGCAGAAGATTCAGTCACAGCAGGCGCAGGCGCAGCAGAAGATGCAGTCGAGCGCGGCGCTCAAGGCCATTGATGTCGGCATGGAGACACAGCATCACCAGGCCGAGATGCAGCGGGCCGACGAAAGCCACAAGGATGCGATGGACAGGAACGCCGAATTGCACAGGCAAAAGCTTGAACACACCAATGAACTTGCTCAAGCGAAGAAACAGGCTATCTTGAAAGCCAAACCAAAGGACAAGTAGTCATGGCGAAGCCGGCACAGAATGTCGAGAAGTGGGGTCGCGCGACCGCAAAAGAACGCTATGGCACACCGGACGCCAGCGGGGTGACGCCGGCCAAGAGTCAGCAGCCACCGCAGGACCCAGAGGACAAGCACGGCGCTAAATATGACAACGATGCCAGCGGCTGGGTGCGCGGTGTCGGCAGTCCATATCCGCACTTCGATACGCACAAATCAGGGAGCAAGTGATGGCTCATCCATTCGCTCAGCATAAGGCTCATGCCACGTCGAAGAAGCGTGTCGGCCACGTCATGAAGGGTCAACCGCATGCGGATGCCGCGGCTGACAAGAAGCTGTTTCAGGATCTGATGGCCCAGCAGGCGGCTGGTGGTGGCGACGAGCAGATGCCGCCTCCCGGTATGAAATCTGGTGGCCGTCTCGACAAATATGCCCGCGGTGGCAGAACTAAGGATAAGGGTGCCACGCGAATCAATATCGTGAATGTCGCTCCGGGAGATAAATCCTCCCCCGGTGTTCCCGGCGCGCTTCCAGGAGGTCCCATGCCTCCGCCTCCCGCACCTCCTCCAATGGCTGGCGGTCCACCCGGACTCCCACCGGGCGGACCTCCTGGGCTTCCACCGAAACCTCCCGGCATGATGAAGCGTGGGGGCAAGGTGAAGGGCTTCGCGCGAGGCGGCAAGCTCGGTATGACTGCCGGGGCTGAGAGCGGCGAGGGCCGTCTGCAGAAGGCGAAGAAGTACAACGCAAAGTAATGGTGCAAACCAGATTCCACGCGCTGCTGCGCGCCAAGATCGAAGAGACCATAGAGGCGCGAGCAGGCAGTATCGCCTCCGGTCAGTGTGCGGACTACGCGGCTTACCGGGAAAATGTCGGTTTCATCAAGGGCCTCATGGATGCCCTCGCACTTGCTGACGAAATAGAAAAGGAATACGAGTGATGGGTGTTGTAGTACCTCATAAGGCGATTGACATTGTTGCCAATGCGAAAGACCCGAAGAAAGCGATCATCGATTTCGTCGGTGATCTGTCCGGCCACTACGTCCTTTCAAACCGAGTTCTGGTCGCCACCTACATGCGACCGGAAAAGACCAAGGGCGGCATCATTCGCCCCGATGCGAACAAGGAAGAGGATGTTTGGCAGGGCAAGGTCGGCCTCGTCCTCAAGTGGGGCACAGCTGCCTTTCAGGATGACGCGGAATACCATTTCGCCGATGCAGACAAGGTGCAGGTCGGGGAGTGGGCCGTCTACAACGTGGTCGACGCCAGAAGCCTCATGGTTAATGGATTTCCTTGCCGGTTGCTGAGGGATGCCAGCATCATGATGAAGGTGGATGACCCGAATTCAATCTTTTAGCGGAGGGGTATATGCCGCGACTACGCCAACCGACAGCCAAGAAGGAAGAGCTGTTCGATTCAGACGCCGCTACACCGGCTGCCGAGGAACAGGAAAAGCCGGTCAAAGAGGCGGCTGTCAGCGAAACTCCAGAGCCATTTGAACAACCCCAGGAATCTCCGCCAGCTCCCGTTGTGGAAGAGCCGACAATCGATGACGCGGCAGCCGCGCTCAAGAAGCAAATTGAGGAAATCAGGCGCAACGAAGCCCGCCAAAGGGAGCAGGTCGATGCTCAGTGGAAGCAGAAGTTCGACCGCCTTGGGGCCGAACAAGCGATTAAGGACATCAGCAATCAGCGGGACAGGCTCAAAGCCGAGCGGATGGCGCTTGAGGGCAGCCACTCAGCCGCGAAAGCGACGGTAGAGAAGGCAATGTCCGACCTGCGCAATGCCGAGAATAGTGGGGATGCGGACGCCAAGATCGAAGCGATGGGCCGGCTTGTGTCGGCGCAGACAGATATGGGGAAGTTTGAATCCGGTATTGCCGAGATTCAGGCCAAGCGACGTGAGTTGCGAGACGAGCGCGACAAGCTGAGAAAGGCTGTGCCGGAGCAGCCAAAGGCACAAGAACAGCCGCAGAAAAGGACGATCGAGGGGGTTACCGCAAACTTGCCTGCAGCGGAAGCCGAGTGGGTTCGACAGCACCCCGAGTACATCGAAGACGACAGAAAGTATGGCTATCTCGTTAATGCTTCGCAGATTGCCTATAACGAGGGGCTGAAGGTGGGCGAACCAGCTTATCTCCCGCGCGTCGAGGAAGTTCTTGAGTTTCTTAGCGGCGGCGGTCGACCCGCTGCCGAACCACCGAAAAGGAGCCCTCCAGTGAGCGCACCCGTCAGCCGTGAGGCACCGAGCTCCAGTGGGCAACGTCCGACCGGTAAGGTCACATTAACCGCAGCGCAGCGCGAAGCAGCGAAAGACTCAGGCATCACCGAGGCCGAATACGCCCGGCAGCTGGTCAAATATCAACAGGCGCTGGCTGATGGCACCTATGGAGAAACCCGCAAATGACCGAAGAAGTACAAGTCCCCAAGCGGCGCGGCAGGCCACCCAAGGTTGCCTCACCCATTGCGCGTGAGCCAAAGCGGCCGATGTTCAAGATGGTGGCCGATATCGACTCGATCGATCCGACCAGCCGCAGCATCACCGATCGGTTTTACATCGCCTCCAACGACATTCCAGAGGGTGTTGAGCTGCAGTGGGTTCGCTTGTCATCGATGGGCAAGGCGGATGATCCCAACGTGCAGGCCAAGACACAGGCTGGATGGCGACCTGTGTGCAAAGGCGACATTGATGGCCGCTTCGACAATAAGTACGACAACAAGAATGAGGGCGAGCCACTGACGGTCGACGGCACCATTGGTCTGTTCTGGATGCCGAAAGAGCTTTACGCAAAAATCAAGGCAAGAGAATACAAGGAAGCCAGAGAGCGCGTCATCCTCAAGGAGCGCGACCTCAAAGGTGGCGGAATGCCTGTCACACTTGACGCTGCGCATCCATCCGCTGTACAAACGAATCGCATAGGCAAGTCGTTTGAGAGACTTGATATTCCGAAGGACTAGGCCGGTTCTGTATAGAACCGCGGGGACGCTCCCCAAAACCTAACCCGGCAAACGCTTTGACGGTTCAACCCGACTGATGCTGCGACGCTCGCAGCTAATGTCGCATAGGAGCCGCCATGGCTAACACGAACGCACCGTTTGGATTTCGTCAGTTTGGCCGCGCAGAAGGCGGCGCACCCACAGCTGGTTTCGATCGGCTGTTCATCAACTCCAGCGATACGAATCTCTATTTTACCGGAGACATCGTAAATCGGAGTTCTGCCAACAACGCATTCATCACCAACCCATCGTCTGCCGTCGGCATCATCAACGAGTACGGCATGGCCGGTGTGTTCTTGGGCTGTGAATACTACAGCGCAACGGTTGGTCGTGTCGTGTGGAGCAGCTACTTCCCCGGCAACGTGGGCTCTAGTTCCCCGGCCAACGCTTATGTCTGCACCGACGACAAGCAGCGCTACATCGTTCAAGGTACCTCTGGCGCTGTTCTGACTTCGACCAGCATCGGCATGGGCTATACGGCAACGGTGCAGAACTCTTCGTTGGGTAACCAAGCGACCGGGCAAAGCGTCATGACGCTGGCCTCCAGCTTCCCCACCGGTTTGTCCTCGAACGCGGTCATTCGCGTCGTCGACCTTTACAGCAATTACGCGCCTCCTGGCGTCAACGGCACCTCAACCGGCGCTGAAGGATTCCAGGTCGCGGTCGTGCAGCTCGTCGGACTTGCCTTCCAGCAGGCTTCTGGCTTGGTCTATCCGACAACCTAAGGAGATTCTTGACGGCCCTGATTGGCATCTAACGAGAGTAGGGCGGGTCCTACCGTGCTTCGGGGAAGCGGGCAAATGGAGACTAACATATGCCTGTCGCATTAGCTCAAATCCGCGATCTTCTGCTTCCCGGTCTGTGGGGCATCAGCGGCAAGTACGACATGATCGAGCGGCAGTGGCCGAAGGTCTTCAGACAAACGCAATCGTCAATGTCGCTGGAGCGCCGGGCCGCAATGCGGTTCCTCGGCTATGCCCAGTTGAAGCAGGAAGGTGCGCCGACCAGTTTCGATAACGCTTCGGGACAGCGCTTTGTCTACAACGCCGAACACCTTGAGATTGGGCTTGGCTATGCCATCACCCGCAAGGCGATCGACGACAACCTCTATAAATCCGAGTTCGGTCCATCGAACATGGGCCTGATGGAGTCGTTCAAGGAAACCGAAGAGCTTTATGCCGCGAACGTCTTCAATACCGGCACCACCTACAACGCAGCAACTGGTGGTGATGGTGTGGCGTTGTTCTCAACAGCTCACCCGATCGACGGCTCCACCATTGCCAACCAGCCCAGCCCTGATGTCGACCTTAATGAGACCACCCTGCTCAATGCGCTCATTACGGTTCGCACCTCTTGGCGTGACAATGCCGGTCTGAAGATCCATGCGCGTGGCCGTAAGCTTATCGTACCGCCGGCACAGGAGCCGACAGCGCTGCGTCTTACGCGCTCCGAGCTGCGTCCCGGCACGGCAACCAACGATGTCAACGCCGTCCTCGGCATGAACGACTCGCTCAAGGAGTCATTCCTGGTGTGGGACTACCTGACATCATCCTTTGCGTGGTTCATTCTCACCAATCATGACGGTCTCATCTGGTTCAATCGCAAGCCGTTTGAGATGGACATGAGCGTTGAGTTCACCACCGATAACCTGCTGGTCAAGGGCTACCAACGGTACGTCCCGTCCTACTATGACTGGCGCGCTGTGTGGGGCACGTTCCCGCTTTCGTGAGGGCATGACATGATTATCGATCTTTGGCCTATACCGCTTTTCAATCTGTTTGCGCTCGGCGGGTTCTCAGCCACGCCAATCTCGACGATACTGCCAAAGATCTACGATGATAGCGTGGCGTCACAACAGCAGGTCCAGTGTGTCTACCAAGTTACAAACGGCTAGGAGAGCCAAATGGCACAATCCGTAACCCTTTCATCGGCAGGCACCAGCGCCGGAATCGCCCTTAATCCGGTAGCCAAGAATACAACGCTGCTGCTGACGGCATCGTCTTCGGCGGTTGCCGCGTTCACCATTCAAGCCTCACTCGACGACCCAACCATCGTTGGCGGCCCCACCCTGACATGGGCGGTCATCAGCTCGGCGGTCGGTATCACTTCGTCGAATACGGCTTTTGACACAGGCTACCTGTTGACGGTGCTCTCACCGCTCGGCGGGGTCAGGATTAACTCAACGACCAACGCCACGCCGATCACATTCACCCTCAAAGCGCTTCAGTCCGTCACGGCCTAAAGGAGAATTAAATGGCACACCGTCATACAGTGCAGACCAAGGCGGGCGGCGGATCAGTCAAGCGGCGCGCTGCGCACGACGACGAGATCGGTAAAGAAGCCGGGATCAAGCGTGGTGGCAAGGCCAAGAAGGATGGCGGGTCGGTTGCCGGCTTCAAGTCTGGTGGTCGCCTCGACAAGCGGGCGCGCGGTGGCGGAGTCGGTGCCGACAAGCATCCACTATCCAGCGCCAGTATCGGCCACAAACGCGGCGGATCAGTGGGAAAATAGAAGGATCTGACGCTTACGCATCCGGTGGCGGGTCCGGGAAATGGATGCAGAACGCTGTGCATAAACCCGGTGCGCTACGAACCGCGGCTCATCGAGCTGGAATGTCCACAATGGAGTACGCCCACAAGCATAGGGATTCTCCAGGGAAAGCAGGAAAAAGGGCTCGATTGGCAATCACCTACGCCAAGTATCGGCCCAACTAAAGGGCGGATATGGCGCAACCAACCCTTCTCAACAAGTCGATCACCACATCCTCCAGCGGGATGCTGGGCTTTTTCTCGTCGCAGACCGTCCTCTATACCTCGGGCTCGTCGGCACAGATCGGCACATCATCGGGTGCGGTTGCCTCGCTGCTGGATACCGGTCGCCGGATTATCTTCTGGTCTTCAGCGGCAGCCAGCGACTCGCTTATCATCACACTGACCGGGGTCAGCGATAGCGGCGATGCCGTCACCGAGAGAATTCTTGGCTCAAGTGCGGCTGGCTCGATTCGCACCACGGTACAGGATTTTCAGTCAGTTACCTCGGTGACCTTCAGCTCGTCGCTGAACGTGCGCATGAATATGGGCACGTCTTCACGGGCAGGAACCCCGTGGATCACCACCAATTCGTGGGCCAATCCGTTCGACATGGCGGTTCAGCTTACCTTCACCGCCACCGGGACTGCATCGGCCAACTTTGAATGCACCCTTGAGGATATCACCCAGACGGTGCCGGGTCCGAACAAGCTCTTATCGAGCAGCAATCCACAGATCGTGCCGTGGTATCCGACCCCGTTTATCTCGCAGACCCCAGGATCGACCTTTGTCTCCACCGCGATCGATGCGGTTACTACAGCCAACTTTACCTCGCCCATCTCGGCGTGGCGCGTGACGTTGATTTCATCGTCCTCCAACGCCTCGCAGCTGGGTGTGTCTGTGCTGCAGACAGGATAATCAATGTGGCCATCGTTTACAGCACAACAGCCATCACCGCCCGACTTAATGGGGTCATCACTGCGATCGATGCAGGCCCTGGTAACGGAGTTATGCTTCTCCTTAATGGTGGGGTCACTCTTGCTACCATTACACTTGCTAAGCCATGCGGCGTCGCTGCAGCCGGCGTACTCACGTTCACCGTGCCGGCGCTAGATATATCGGCGGACGCAACTGGAAATGCAGACGGAGCTAGGATACAAGATTCGACAGGAGCTGTGATGATTTCTGGCCTGACCGTTGGAATTCCGCTTTCTGGGGCAAACGTCACGATTGCCAACGGACTTAACAGTACGCTGGTCACGGTCGGTCAGGTTGTCACGCTGATCTCCGGGCAGATTATAGGAAGTTGAGATGTCATTGATTACGCCAACCTTCGGCGACCAGAACAAGAAACCGGAGCTTTCTCCGCAGGGAGATACCGGCAATGCACCGGTACACATTGTTGCGCCGCATGAGCCGACGACAGCCAATCCGTTTGTCGAGCTTGGCGGGGCGCTGCCGCAGCCTATGTACGGAATAGGGCCGACGTTTCAAATGCCGGTTGTCCCTGCGGCTGAGCCTGCTCCGCTCAAGGTTGCCTTGATCGGTACTGCGCCGTCATCGCGTCTGCTGGCTCCGTTCAACGACCCGTCTTGGAAGATCTGGGCCTGCTCGCCCGGCAACATGAATAACCTGCCGCGCGCTGACGTGTGGTTTGAGATCCATGCCAACCTGCTGTGGCCGGAATGTAAGCACTACGGCGAGCCATATCTGAAGTGGCTTAGCGAGCTGAAGATCCCGCTCTATATGCAGGATCAGTCGCAGGTCAAGAATGCGCTGATCTTCCCGCGCGACGAGCTCATAAAGGAATTCGGTCCCTACTTCTTTACCTCATCGTTCGCTTGGATGCTTGGCTTTGCCATGATGCAGGGTGCCAAAGAGATTAACCTCTATGGTATCGATATGGCCTCGCACGACGAATACATGGTGCAGCGGCAAGGAACGCAGGCGCTGTTCGTCGAAGCTGCAAAGCGCGGCATCAAATGCTGGGCACCACCCGAGTCGGATATCATGCAGCCACCTGGCCTGTATGGATATTCTGATGTTACGCAATTCGGCAGAAAGACGCTCGCGCGTCGTGCCGAGCTGCAATCCCGCATCAACGTCTGTAATCAGGAACTGGCGCAAGCACAGAACGTGGTTGCGTCGAAGACCGCCGACCTTCGCTACCTGCAAGGTGCGCTGGAAGATACGGTCTACTACACGGAAATTCATCTCGGCACGCAAGATAACGGCGGCACTTGGTATCTGGACCAGTTGCTGGCGAAGGCACGCAACCCAGAGAAACAGGGATAGGAGCCATCTATGCCCAATTATGGAATTTCTAACTCGAACCTGTCGTTTGGTTCTGCGCAAACGACCGCATCGACATCTTATCAGCCGGCGATCATGACGCAGCCGTCAAGCGGCAGCGCACTGGTCAGCCCGCCGGCCAACAACGGCCTCAAGCGTGTCAAGTGGTACGACGTGCTTGTCGGCACCAACGGCACCCCGGCGGACTCTTACGTCGAATACTCGATCATCCGCACTACGATCGGTTCGACGCTGACCTGGACCGGCACGCTGTCGAGCGCGTCGAGTGCATTCACCCTGGACCCGGCGGATACCGGCTTCCAGTGCTTCTGCACCATCAACGCCTCGCAGGGCTCATCGGCCAGCTACTCGGTCGGTGCCGAGCCTTGGTACGTTGGTGTCAACCAGCGCGCCTCGTATCGTTGGGTCGCCGCTCCGGGATCGGAAATCGTGTCTCCGGCCACATCTTCGGCCACGACATTCTCCGGCTTGGCGCTGCGCTTCCGCGGCACGCTGACGACCACCGTCACCGGAAACGTGTTGTTCTCCGAGTAGGAGTTCACAATGCGGAATCCGCACGGCTACGCGGTTATTACTACGCCTGATCCTGTGAGGGTAAACTTCGACAGGTTCCGGTGCGAGGAAGTTGGTGCCGGCGTCATCGAGCGCGACACCTTCACTTGCTGTCATTGTAACCGAATCATCCATGTCAAACCGATGGCTCCCATGGGTGAATTCGGTTCAATGTGCCGCAACTGCATGAAGATGACCTGCCCGACCTGTGCCGATGGCCCGTGCGTTCCGTTCCAGAAAAGACTTGAGATGGCCGAACAGCGAGAGATGGCGTTGAAGTCTTATGGCTTCTGAGGAAGGCCGGATGTGGCTATTTCCCTTATCAATACTTCAGCCGTCAGCGCCATTAACGGCCTGTCGATCACGCTTAATATAGCGACAGCCACATCCTGCCTCATCAACGGCGATCAAGTATTCGTAGCGATGGCGTGTCCGCGTGCGCAGACGCTGGTTGCCTATTCATCCGGCGGCACGGCGATAACCCCGATCACCTCGACGTTCGTCAGCGGCAACCTGAATTATGGCTTGTTTACCAAGATTTCGACAGGCGGTGATCTCACCATCGTTTGTAGCAATAGCGGTAACGCTCAGGATGGATGTGCTGCGGCTTACGTGGTGCTGCGTGGGGCAGAGAGATATGCAGTTGATGCCCCTGAGGCGACGGCAACCGGAACCAGCACCAGCCCGAACCCGCCGCAGCTAACCGCGCCCTCGACAGCCTTTGCTATTGTTGCCTGTGCGGCATCGTTATCTGCCAGCACGGTGACGGGGATCGGCGGAGCCTTTTCTACGCCGGTATCAACGACCGGTAGTGACACGCGCAGCACGACGATCGCCATGTCGTGGTCGAGCACACCGCTGTCCAGCAATCCCTACGATCCTGGTGTCTATGGATTTTCTGTCAGTGGGGCTTGGTTTGCTACATCGATTGCTGTCGCTGTAAGCGGAAGCATAGATCTCCCGGACACCCAGCCTCAAGACTTTTTTACGAAGACCGAAATCTTAGGGTACTGACGTGCCCTTCTTCAGAAACCAGCGACAATATCAAGAATTAGCCTTCGTCGCGGTTGTCGCCGTTCCGGTCGTTACTGCTGTCATCAACGTCACCTGTTCCTCGCAGGTCACCTACAAAGGCCGCTTCCAGTATCAGTCGCATACTGAGCCAGCCTTTGTTCCACCTGAGACCGTCACTGTCGATAAGTGGTTTGCGGCATGGCGCGATCCAGTTCGCGTCAGTCGTGATCCACGTAGTGCTCGCGCGCTGGAAACATCCGATGGCCTAATCTCAGCGCCGTTTATCCCGCCAGCGGCAATAGATGTCGATAGTTGGTATCGACCGCTTGAACAGCCGGTTCGCGTTAAGATCGATCCGCGGCGATTCATCACGCTGGCTCTCGATGCCACGATAGATTTTTCTCCGCCGCAGGTAATTGCTGTCCCGCACGGGACCAGTGCGGTCATATTCCAGCAGGCATTCCAGTACCCGTCTCTGGCGTACACACCATTTGTCACGACTGCCGAAACAGTCACGGTCGACAAGTGGGTCTACCCGTGGACTGAGCCGGTCAGGCAGAAGCCAGGATTACGCGCGTCGCTGCAGCAAGCAGCGATCGGCCCTGTGCTCGATGATGAAACGCAAATCATCGATCAGTTTGAGTCGCGCTGGCATTTCCCGTGGTCTGAACCGGTAAGAACCAAGCGGCAGCTGCCGACCGGCGAACAGCCGTTCCTTGCCTATACGCCGCAGCCCGATGTCGACATCGACAGTTGGTACAAGGCGTTTGTCGATCCTGTCAGGCTCAAGCGCGATCCGGCGGCAGCCCGCGCGCTGGAAACATCCGATGGCGGAATCCAGACGCCATTTACGACAGAGGTCGTGGATGTTGATAGCTGGTTCCATTGGCTTGAAACACCAACGCCAGCAAAGCCCGGACTGCGTGCGGCGCTTCAGCAAGCGGCGATCGGTCCAGTTCTCGATGACGAGACGCAGATCGTCGATCAGTTCGAGAGCAGATGGCACTATCCGTGGTCAGAACCAGTCAGGTTCAAGAGATTCCCGACCGCCGAGCAACAGGCGGTCGCGCAGACTCTCTTTACTCCAGAAGTCGTCACCGTCGACAAGTGGACGTATGCGTGGTCGGAGCCGGTTCGTTTCCGTCGCTTCCCGACAGCGGAACAGTCTGCCTACCACGCGCCGGTCTTTACGCCGGAGTTCGTTACTTCGGATAAATGGATCTATCCTTGGACTGATCCGGTCAGGACCAAGATTGGTCTCAAGACCTACCTGCAGCAAGCGTTCATTGCGCCGGTCCTCGATCCTGAGACGCAAATCAGCCAAGACATCGAGAGTCGCTGGCACTTCGCTTGGTCAGATCCGGTTCGCATCAAGCCGCCGTTACTGACCGCGCAGCAGCAGGCCGCGGCTGCCCCGGCAACGTCCGTATTCGAGACGGTCACTGTCGATAAATGGATCTACCCGTGGACCGATCCAGTCAGGTTGAAGATCGGTCTCAGGACCGGGCTGCAGCAAGCCTTTATCGGCCTGACGCTCAATCCAGACACGCAGATCAGCCAAGACTTTGAAAGCCGCTGGCACTTCCCATGGTCTGAGCCGGTCAGAACTCGGCGTATCCCAACGGCGCTACAGGTCACGGCCTTTATTGATGACAACTCCACTCCGGAAGTCGTCACACTTGATAAGTGGGTCTATCCATGGACCGAGCCGGTTCGACAGAAGATCGGACTGCGGGCATCGCTACAGGAAGCGCTGAGTTGGCCACATCTCAGTGACGATCAATTAACCGGAACGATCGAGAGCCGTTGGCACCAGCCATGGTCTGAGCCAGTACGCTTCCGTCGTTTCCCGGTTTCCGAGCAGCCGTCGTTTACCGCTCCAGCCACCTCGGTCTTTGAGACAGTCACGGTTGATAAGTGGATTTACCCATGGACCGATCCTGTTCGGCAGAAAATTGGCATCAAAGCCAATCTGCAGCAGGCGTTCATCGGGCTGACGCTCAATCCTGAAACCCAGATCATTCAGGACTTCGAGAGTCGTTGGCATCAACCGTGGTCGGAGCCGACACGGCGCAAGCCGAGCGTTGCCAGCCAGCCGTCATTTAGTTGGAGCACGTTTACCCCAACTGCTGCTGCAGTCTTTGAGGACGGCTGGCACCAGCCGTGGTCGATTCCGGTTCGTGCTCGCCGGCCACTGCTGACCAGCCAGCAGCAGACTTACGCTGCGCCGATCATTCCGACCCCGGTCTTTGTGTCGAGCGTATCGCCGACCGTCATCTATCCGCGCAGCTTCCAATATCAGAGCTTTACCACTTCGGTTTTCACGCCGGATGTCTCGCGCTTTGAGTCCTGGCACCAGCCGTTCTCGACGCCGTTGCGCAAGAAGCTGTGGCTTAATGCGCCGTATCAGCGGGCGTTCACACCTGAGACGCCGGTCTTCCCCAATCTGGTGCGCACCATTGCGTGGTTTGCGCCACTTAACGAGCCTGTGCGTCTGAAGATCGGTCTTGGCGCTAGGTATCAGCGGTTCTTCCAGACCTCGCAGGAACAGGTTCTTTCGGATGTATTTGTCACCATCTCGGCCACCGAGGTTAACAGTGACAGTGCATTCTTCGGTATCACTGTTTATAATCAAGTACCTGCTGTGTCGCGTGTGCCGACTACGGTTGTCTCAATCAAGGAAATACCAGCAGTTCGGCAGGCGGATGTCTCGACCGAAGAGGTTCCGGCCATCGACAATGCTTCGGTGTCGATAGAGGAAACATAATGCTTTATGAGTCGAAAAAGTTTGTCCCCCGGATTATCCCAGCCTCGGATACGCAGCTGGTCGTTCCGTCATTTCCCAATGTGACTAAGAGCCCGACCCTGCTGATGCACTTTGACGGGTCGCAGGGCTCGCAGGTCTTTGTCGACGCTACCGGGCAGCATCGCAACGGGGCCGCCATCGACAGCAACGGCGGGTCGGGGGCTGACTGTTTTCTCGACCAAGCGCAGGCCAAGTTCGGTGTCTCATCGCTGCGGGTTGGGCCGGATGTGGGGCCGCCATTCAGCTGGATGGTGCTCGACGGCAGCGCAGATATGGCCTCGCGTCAGAACGACTTTACCGTTGATTTCTGGGCCATGCGAAATTCACAGCATGCATCGATCATGTATTCGACCGGAGAGATTACGGCCAGAGACATTGGATCACTCAACATCTTCTGGTTCAGCGATAATATCATCTATGTCGATGTCGGCGCGGTTGATCCGGCGATTACTGGCCCCACCGTCAACGACACCTTGGTTTGGCATCACTTCGCTGTAACGCGGGCTGGCACGACTCTGCGGCTCTTCGTTGATGGCACTAAAGCCGTTGCGGATTACACCAGTACCCAGGTGATGGATATATCGCCAGGAACTCCGACCGTTGGCAACGAGGATCACGGTGGAACGCATTTTGATGGCTGGATCGATGAGTTGCGTATCCTTAATAACACGGCGGCTTGGACCGCTAACTTCACCCCGCCAACCTCACCTTATGTGGTGTCATCATAGCCATGTACGCCAGCTTTGATTTCATCCGCAGGATCATTCCGGAAACGGCAACGGCCTTTCAGCAGCCGGCATTCCCGTTGGCTGGGGCCGATATCGATATGTGGTTCGAGGCTGCTCTGTATTTTGGGGTAAGTGCTGCTACCGATGTCTTATCATGTTCGCGCGCCTCTATTGGCTATGCGAAGACATTAGCTGGAACGCTGACGCAATTTGCTAACGATACGCTGCGTCTCACAAGTCTGGGACTGCTCGCCGAAGATTCTCGGACAAACATACAAAAAAGAAGCCAAGAATTTGATAATACAACCGAATGGAGTGTTTCTAACGTCACTGTAACTGCAAACACGACAACTGCGCCGGATGGCACAGCAACAGCCGATTCCATAATTACCACGGTAGCCTCTGGCGAACATAAGGTTGGCACTACTTCGGGCACGACTACAGCAGCGCAATGGACAGCAAGTTGCTACTTCAAACCGAATGGTTACAACTTTGGAGCAATAGCTATTAACAATACAACATTTGATTCATGGTGGGTTTTTGATCTGGTTGCCGGTACCTCGACACGCCGAGATTTCGGTGCTGCACCAACCGGAGAGACCATAAGATTTGAGGTGCTGGCCAATGGTTGGGTAAGACCTTCCGTAACTATAGATGCGTCGGCAAATTCGTTCATTTTGAATTTTGGTGTTCTGGATCAGTCGACCTATCATACTTGGGCAGGAGATGGCGTGAGCGGAATATTTTTATGGGGCGCACAAGTCGAGCTAGGCGCTTTCCCGAGTTCATATGTGCCAACTACGAGCACATCGGCAACTCGGGCAGCCGATGTCATAACCATAAGCGGGGCAGCGCAGACCGATATTGCAGCTGCAACAGGTTCGATCGTGGCGTGGACTGATAACGGTGAGGGTGCAGGGTTTGCCGCCAATATTGTTGATAGTAACGGAACTAACCTGCTCGGGTTTGATGCCACTAACCACGGGCTTGCTTCGATAACCTCAACACTGACGACAGCCAACACGGCTACTAGGGATACAGTAGCCGCAAAACTGGGTCTTGCTTGGAGCGGTTCGGGGCGAAGTCTTGTTCTCGATGGCGGCTCTGTTGCGACCGATGCAGTCGCGCAAACCCCGTCCTCAACTTTGCATCTCGGCTCAACCGGTACAGTCAACTTTGTTTTTACTTACATCACGCGCCTTGTGCTGTTTACCAGTAAACTGGCTGATGCGACTTTGCAGGGCGATACGACATGATCGACTATTTTTTCAAATGGACTGATGAGGCCGCCGCCAAGGCAGATGCTTTTGCTGTTGCGCAGAAATTCCAGATCAGCAACCAGTGGGCCACCGATCATGTTTTGCCAAACGTGCAGGCATGGCGTCCGTCACAGGATGTCGGCGGCGTGCATACATTCCTGACTGGATGGTTCGCTATTGTCTCTCTACAGGGTCAAGCGCCGGTTCTGCTGAACGCTGCCGCTCTGCAATTCGCGCTTGATCGTGATGGACCGCCATATATCGTCAAGAACAACATTGGGGCAATCATTTCTGATGTTGGAGTAGCTCCGGTCTTTGCCGGCTCACACTATCCAATAGGAGGCTTCAGCAGCATATGACACAGGTCGCGCTCGGGCCGGTTAACATCCAGTATGGCAACTCGGCCTTCTTTACTGCTGAGTTCTACGACTCGAACGGGAATCTGACGGTTCCCTCTGGAGCCACTCTGTCGCTGTCTTACACCAATATCAACAACATATTGCAGACAGATACGGTGACGCTTGGCGTCAATAACAGCTTTTATACCGGTACTTGGTCGAGCACCAACGCTGCGCTCGGTCTTGTGCTATGGTCGATAATAGCCGCAGGCGCGTCGTCTGCCTCGCAGCTTGGGGTGATTCGGGTAATTGATCCGTGACAGAGATTGACATCCCGGCCTTGGTTCGCGGCATCAATGCAAGGAGAGCAAATGTCTCGGTTATCTCGCCGTCGAGTGCGGCGGCAAGTCCGGTCACCAGCGTCACGGACGAAGGGGCGTTCCAGTCGGACGCCTTCCAAGAAGACGCTTTCCAAACCTAAACCGCCAGCAGATGCAGGAGCCTTTCAGACCGATGCCTTTCAGACCGATTCCTTCTTAACTTAGGAACAATCATGCCATACACGATTACGCATCCATTTGTCTCCGGCCTTACCAGCAAGTCGTCTGCGATCGCAGCCGGAAAGGTTGTGCCGAACAACTGGAATGCTGCGCATACTATTGCCGGGAGCATTGGCGGTAACGAGGTGACCAATGTCCCGGCTGCGCCAATTACATCAAATAACGTGCAATCCGCGCTTAATGAGCTGGCCTCGCTCATTCCGTCTGTCGGCCCCGGCACTGATCCTCTGGCCTTGATCCATGGCTTCTCTCTCAAGGCAGTAAATCCCACCTTTAGTGGCAATGCATCTGACCGTTGGACAGGATTATTTCAGGTCATCACCGACTGCTCGCAAACCGACCCACAGTTTTCTGCTACCGAGGCTTTAGAGAATATTGTTTATGCTCGTCACGGTCAGAACATCGTGGGCGCACAAACCATTGCCAAGCAATCATTCTTTGTCACCAACAACTATATGGAGGCCAATGCCGCTGGGCAGAAGTTCGTACAACAAAACACTCTTCTCTCTTACGGTATGGGTGACTCATCGATCTTCGCCAACAACCACGTCCTCTTTGCCGGCGGCCCGGTGGATGGAGATGAAGGACAGGCTTGGGGAGTCGTCTCCCAGCTTGCTCAACAAAACTATCTTAACCTCGGCAGCATCACGGCAAAGCCTGCACAGTCAACGGTCAATACGACCACCACCCAGGTCATTGCCAAGTCAAAGAGTCTGCAGACGGTGAATGTCGCCAGCACGGTTGGAGTTGCTAATGGCGATTGGGTCATTATCGAGCAACAAGTCCCCTCCGGGGCCGCCAACATGGAAGCGGTGCAGGTTGTCTCTTTTACTCCAACCAGCATTACCGGAGTGTTTCTTTACAACCATCTCAATGGCGTCACGGTAACTCCGGCGCTGAGGATCTCGCTCGGCTCCACGTCTCTACTTGGACAAGACCGCGTGCTCGTCAACATGAGTGCGCCAAGCTACTCGACCGGCACCGTATCCTCGATTTCCGGCGGTGGGTTTACCGGTTTGGGTACGGTTTGGGCCAACAATATGGTCGGGGGAAACGCAACGAATATCGGGGTTATTTCGCTTGCTGCCGACGACTATACCAGCTTTCCATTCGACGCCGGAGTAAACAGACTTAGGTCATGGTATCAGATTTCAAGTATTGTCAGCGGGACGAGTCTCGGTATCTACACCACAACGATTGCCGGTGACGGCTCATATCACGGCAAAGGCCCAGGTGCTGGAACATACATTATCCGTCCTGCTGTTCGTGTGCTTCGCATCGTTACCGATGCTACTGGCGCTTTTACCAACGAAATTATTTGCGAGACGACGACAGCTCCATGGACAAACGGCGATTCTGTTGAACAGGTGATTTGTCCCTACCCGGACGTGACCGGTTTCCAATATTCCCTCGGCAGCTGGACTAACGGCAGCACATGCCGAGACTTCATGGTGGTTAAGAATACGGGGGCGCGGATGTTTCAGACCGCATTCCGTATTGGCGACGCTGCTACGATTCATGGGACGGGAGCAGATGGAATAGCTTTTGATAATTGCTTCCAGATCGGTGAAACCAATAATGTCGCTTTCGATCTTAACTTCAGCCTCGTTGCCGCAATTCGGATGCGGAGTCCTGGAACATTTGCCGGGATCACCGATGCTGCCGGAACTATCATGTGGAACAATACCGGATGGATTGCGCCACAGTCTGGTAATGGCGGGTTACAGATCAACCCGTTTGTTGGGACAGATGGAGCTACTCCAGCCTCGACAAGCGTACACGGAATTCTCAATTTCAATATGCCTAACTTGGGCACGAACACCGATCCGAACTTGTGGCAGCTGAATTGGGGCGGCTGGATATTCCTCCCCGCTGTCAACCCCAGCGGCCAGCGGCCTTATATCGTTCTGGAGAACAACGGTACTCCCAACTCAGAGAGAGGGGTTCTGCGCTGGTCCGCAGATACATTCGTGGTGGGGACTGAGAAGCTCGCTGCCGGTGCCGATCGAGACATGATCGTAAAAACCGGCGGCGTTGAGCAACTGCGGTTTATTGCCGGGAGCAAGATCAAATTCTCCGGTGCGCCCAACTTCTCCGCTAACGGTGCGGTCGCTACTGCTCTTACCAATGTTGGTCCGGCTGGCTCCAATACTACCGTGCAGACATGGTTAACCATCGAAGACAACACTGGCGCAACGCGATACATTCCATGTTTCTAGGGAGATAGCGATGCTGAGATTTGAAATCAACGAACAGATGATGACCGTCATTGCCGAGGCGTTGAGCAATCATCGCTACCGTGACGCGGCTCCGGTAATCAACGAGCTGCAACGTCAGGTCAATATGCAGCTGGCGGATCGTCCACAGGCCAACGGCAAAGCAGAGGCAGGCAATGTTCAGCACCAACCAAACGACAACTAAGACCTTCAACTTCAGTCCCTCGGGAGCTGATTTTGTCTTGGCGGCGTTCAGCCGGATTCAGGTCCGGCCCACCGAGATTACGCCGACGCATATGTACAACGCCAGAATGGCGCTCAACTTCGTTCTGTCGGAATGGTCGAACAACACGCCGAATCTGTGGGAAGTCGACCTGCAGGTCATGCCGCTAAGCCAGGGCGTCGAGACCTACGCCGTTCCGGCCCCGACCGTCATGATCCTCGATCTTTACCTCAGCATGGGGAGCCCGCAAATCGACCGCTATTTGTGGCCAGTCAGCCGCACCGAGTACGCCTCCTACTCCAACAAGCTGCAGCAGGGCGTACCAACGGTTTATTGGTATGACCGGTTGATTTCTCAGAATGTCACCTTCTATCCGGTCCCTGATGGCAGTGGTCCATACACGATCAAGTTCTACTCGGTGAGGCAGACGCAGGATGCCGATGTCAGTAACGGGTACAACGTAGAGATCCCCTATCGATTCTATGAAGCCTATGTCGCCGGGCTGGCTTGGAAGCTGGCCGAGACCTACGCTCCGCAGCTGGAGGACAAGATGTTCGCCCGCTACAGCAGGGCGATGCAGATCGCTCTGACGCAGGACACCGAGAACGTGGGCATGAGCATCATGCCGGGATTGGCTGGCTACTACACATGAGAGAGCACGGCAAAGGAGTTGAGATCAGTCCTACCCATCCGCGGGCAAAGGCAGTCTGCGATCGCTGCGGCATGCACTATAATCACCACAAGCTGAAGTGGGCAGTAGACTGGCGTGGCACCAAGCTGCAGAACCTGCGGATGCTGGTCTGCGACAGCTGTCTTGATGCCTATCAGCAGAATGGCCAGCGCACGATCCTATTGCCGCCTGACCCGGTGCCGATTCATAATGCCCGCCCGGAAAACTATGTTGCCAATGACAATCCTCTTTCAGCCTTAGGCGCTAATCCGAATCCGCTGCTGAATCTCTACAGCGCGCAAATCGGCACCATGCGCAATGCCGCAGGCATTCCGGCCGCCTTCGATGGCAACACCAACAAGCCATCCTTTATGTCGGCGATGATTACGACAGTCGATTCCAGCTACGGCAACTACGTCGGTATCAACTGGGCTGGCTATCCCGGCGGCACTTTTCCTACCGGGCTGGACACGCCGGTTATCACCCACACGCTGGCCAGTTACGCGCTCTATGCTCCGAACGACTCGACCTTCGGCTCTACATCGTATGTGGTGCAGGGATCGCCATTTGGCGACGTTAATTGGGGATCGTGGACCACGCTGTCATCGGGAAATTTTGTTGGAGCTATTGGCGAAGTCGCTACCGGCACGGTGAATGTCGGGCAACAATTCCAGTTTCATCGTGTTGGATTCTGGGGTGGTGGCGGGTTCTCTATCGCGGTAGCGCAGGTTCAGTTCAATGTGGCCGACGAAGCAACGATGACGACATCATGAGCGCCAATTTTGATCCACAGCCGCCGATTACCGGGCCATCAACCGGCTCAATGCACGCGCCGCGTCCTCCTGTGCCGGTCAATACTGGCGGCTCGTATGTCGCGACAGCGGCCAAGCAATACTACAGCGGTGGGGTCAGGTTTGCTGCTGGCACAACGATGGACGAAGAACTTCAGTTTACTACCGCAGCCCTCAGCTCGGCTCCCTCAACAAACGGATACCTGTTTGGCACCCCATTAACCCGCTGTGGCGTTATTTCGCTGTGGGTTCAATATACATCGAGCGCGGCGACGACATCGGGTTGGCCACGCATTGGTCAGAACGGACCCTTTAGCGTGACGGCGTATTTCGGCACTGATCCGGCGCACCCCACGATGGGAAATATCAATGTGCAGTTGGTCGCGTTGCCGGATACCGCCATATCATTCGCCCCTGGGGCTACCTAATAGGATGGCAGCGGCGAGAAACTATTGATGGTGCCAGTCGTAGTGAATGCGCCACCGTAGCCGCGATTGATTGGAAACTGACTCGTATTGCCGATAAATTCAAAGGCTGGCACACCAAATGCTGCATGCGATATGCTCGATGGTGCTGGTGTGGCGACGCCGCCAGAGATCGTTAAATACTGGTTGAAGTTCGATGAGTTGGTTGGGTCATTAAATGATCCGGGCCATATTTGTACCTGTGCCATAGGTGTAGCTATAGAGGATGGTGCGATATATTGAGGATGAACAGGGACACCAACTCCGCCAGCAATATCAGACCATCGCATCTGGATTATTTGGTTGGGGTCTCCGCCGCCCGGCGTGTATATGATGTTGGTGGCGTTTGCGCCATTTACGACAACCTTTCCTATCTTAAGATCGCCGGCAAGGTTTGTGTGATTGCAATCAAAGGCAAAGGCGACGTGATTCCATATGCTGGCTGTGTTGGAGAACATGGACGCGGTATTTGTATTGAATAGTGCCCAAGTATTGGTTGCCGGAAAACCAACTTCGTCTTGGCAAAAAAAATGTAAGGCTCGGATTAACTGACTATAGTCGATTGTGAAACAAGGGATGCCGGTCCCTGCATTTCCAGCTCCAAGTAAGCTGACAGTTAATGTGTATCCTGCTGTGTTGACGAACCAAAGCGATCCACTGACTTTAGTGGTGTCGGGGATTACAGAAGCGCTGCCGCCGGTGATGTAACCCATGGCTATTCATCCAAAGGAGGGAAGAGGGGAGAAGTTGTTGGTTGTCCCGACCTGAGAGAAGGTATTGCCCAGCGAGCCTCGATTTTGTGGGAACTGAGTGGGGTTACCAATGAAGCTCAGCTCCGGCGTGCCGAACGCGACCTCCGCAACCAAGTAGTCCCTTGGCATTCCGACACCATTGGTAATCGTAAAGAAGTTGGCCATGTTCTGATCTGTCATGGCAATGTTCTGGTGCATCCACATTTGGTACTGCGCCAATGGGAGCAATGGAGACTCGGTAATATTCTGTGCAAACACAGAGTCAACTGGGACGCCTATGAACCCGTCATTCAAAGGAATAGCCGTTATGTCGGCCACGCTAGTTGTTGTTGGATTTCGTATAACACCATTTAGGCACATCTGGCCTTTTATCGAATTCAAGCCAAGTCGCTGGAAACTAGCTACAATGTGATTCCAGCCGCCGCGCGTCATTGATCCGCCGCCAGTCGTGAATGCGGATGCTGCGAGCTGCGCAGGACACTCTGGGCAGTTTCGCACATCAAGAAAAACAAAATCTCCGCTACCGGCAACAAAGCACCCAATCGTGGTTCCACTAAAGGGCTGCCCATCCACCGCGCCTATATCGGCACCACAGCGAAAGAAGGTTCTGAGCGTAGAAGGAGCGCCCTGAGGAAAAACGTAAAACCACACCGATAGCGTAAGTCCGCTGGTATTCGATAGACCTGCCCCTCGGGTTAGATAGCCCATGGCGGCCAGTCTATGCTAGTGTGGCTGTTATGGCGACAGTCGACTATGCCCTACAAGTTACGCTGCTCGATGATTCCGGTGGTCCCATCATCCGTTGCTGGGGGCCGGTATTTAGGGTTGTCGATGGCGTCGCATCATCGCCGGGGTTTCACCACTTTATCATCTCCTTCGACACCAGCGTTCCTCGCGTGCAGATGGCCATGGATCGCGGTGGCGGCCCCGTTCTTGGCGGAAGCGTTATGGATACCGCAAATGGATCAGGGGTGATCGATGCGAGCGGCGGCTTCCCAGATCAAGGCAGCTTTGTTCATGGACAAATGTACGCCAAGCTGGTTGGCACCAGCCTCAATGGGTTTGCCACACATGCTGGGATCGTAAATGTCGGGGCTTCAGAGGGAGAGGAATGGGAGTTTAACGCCGACTCTCACACTAATACGGACTTTGCCTATTGCTATCTTGGGGTATCGAATACTTTTTTTGATCTGACCAATGCGGCAAACCTGAATTTCTTTGTTACTGCCGGATTGGCTCCGGTGGATCTCGGGGCCGGCGGTGAGAACGTAACGCCACTACAGGGCCGATTTATGCATACGGGGAACGCCCTGCCCATCATTGGCGTCGTGCCAGATCCTTGGAATTCAACCTTTAGCTATCAGGCTGGCGATTATGTCACCACGTTCGATAGCGCAACGCGCTACTGGGTAGCCCTGTCGCCAGTGAGTATTGCTGGTTCGAACATTGACAGGTCCCCGGATCAGTTCGGTTTCTCACTTGAGCAACAGTTGGGCAAAGGCACCCTCACCCCGTTTGAGTTCTGGCTAGAGGTAAGCCCTCCGCTTATAGGACCGGAATTCTGCTGGAACGGGATTACCGGTGTTCTGGCGCAGCATGCCGGAAGCATAACGAGCATTCCTGGGCCATAATGGGGTCCAGTTTCGTGTGCGGCCTAAATCTGGTATGAGGGGGGATGATTAACTACACCACCTATACTGCCCAAATCTCCAATCTGATGGTCATCAGCAGCACGACGCCTGACTTTCAGACCATGCTGCCGGGGATGATCGACTACGCGGAGCAGAGGCTCTACCGCGAACTGAACCCCCTGCGTGTCCAAGTCACCGATTCCACGACAACCGTATCCAGCGGCAACCGGAACTTTGCCGTGCCAAGCGCCACAGGCACATTCATTATTATAGACAATATCAACATCATCACGCCGTCGAGTCTGAATGCCACGAACGGCTCGCGGGTTCAATTGACCCCAGTATCCCGCGAGTTTCTCGATATCTCCTATCCATCCGGCCAAACCGTAACCGATGTGCCGCAGTTCTGGGCCATGGCCTCGGATACCGAGATACTCTTGGGGCCTGCACCCGATCTGCCCTATACAGCCGAGGTCATCGGCATCCAGCGGCCGACCCCGCTATCGTCAGCTAATTCCAGTACCTTCCTGACACAGTATTGCCCGGATCTCTTTATCGCCGCCTCGATGGTGTTTGCCTCCGGCTACATGCGCGACTTCGGCCAGCAGGCCGATAACCCGCAGATGGGTGCTGCATGGGAAGCCCAATACAAGCAGCTGTTCGGGTCCGCCGCGATCGAGCAGCTGCGCGCCAAGTATCAGAGTGAAAACTACACCTCGGAGCCGCCCAATCCTCTCGCGCAAAAGAGGATGTAACCCATGCCGATGGGGGCCGTAACTCTCAAGCCAGGGGTGGATGTCGAAAAGACCCTCTCCCTGAACGAAGCGGGGATTTCCGAATCGCAACTGATCCGCTTCAAGGGCGGGCTCATCCAGACCTACGGCGGATGGGTTTCCTTTGGCTCAGCAATCCCGTCGACGGTGCGTGACCTGCACGCTTGGCAGGATGTCCAAGGCATTGACCATCTTGGCGTCGGCGCAACACAAAACCTCATCGTCGTTACCGCCGGCTCCAACAACGACATCACGCCACAGACGTTCACCACCAATTTCACCCCGAGCTTTTCCATCTCGTCTGGACTGCAGGCCGTAACTGTCAACGATCCCGGAAGCGGGGCGGCGATCTACAACACGGTTTACTTTAACACTCCTGTTGCCATTGGAAACCTTCTCATCAATGGGGCCTACCAGATCTTCTCGGTGCTGAGCACCGGCTCCTATCAGATCGTATCGAGCGTCCCGGCCTCGACGACGATCGCCGCCAGCGGAATCCTGCCGGTATTCTTTTCGACGGCAAATTCCCCCATCGTCACGGTCGACCTTCCCAACAACAACTTTCAGTCGATTATCGGGCTGACACAGCAATTCATTGCCCCAACCACCCTGGATGGCCTGACCATTCAGGGTCCGTACACCATCACCTCGGTTATCGATTCGACCGAATTCACGATCACGGCCACGACACAGGCCAGCGCCACATCATCGGCGACGATGAATTCCTCGCTGGTGCAGGCGCTTTACTATGTGACCGGCGGCCCCGCCGGAACAGGAACACCATTCGGTGCCGGAGCCTATGGCTCTGGATTGTTCGGTGGCATTGGCGGAACGACCCCGGCCACGCAAGGCAATCCAATCTCCGCCGATGACTGGAGTTTGGATAATTGGGGAGAAAACCTGCTTGCCTGCCCCAGCAACGGGCCGATCTACGTCTGGTCGCCGGAAAGCGGCTTCTCCAACGGACAGGTCATCGCGACAGCGCCGTTCTTCAACGGTGGCATCTTTGTCTCCATGCCACAGCAGATTCTTGTCGCTTGGCGCTCGGTGCTGAGTACCGGCGTTCAGGACAACCTCGTTGTGCGTTGGAGTGATAATCTCGACTACACCAACTGGACGGTGAGCAACCAGACCGCAGCCGGCAGTTTTCATATACCGACCGGATCTATCATCAAGGGCGGCATGCAGGCCCCGAATTACGGCTTGATCTGGACCGACATCGATGTCTGGATCATGCAATATGTCGGCGGCACGGTTATCTTCAACTTCACCCGTGCTGGCACCGGGTGCGGTCTCATCGGCCAGCACGGTGCCGGCGTTCTTGCCGGCAGTGTGTTCTGGTGCGGCACCAACAACTTCTTCACCATTACTGCCAATGGCGTACAAGCCATCCCCTGCAGCGTATGGGATTATATCTTTCAAAACCTGAATCTGGCCAACGCCCACAAGATTCGTTGCGCTCCCAATAGCGTGTTCAACGAGATTGGATGGTTTTTCCCATCGATCAATGTGACCGAGAACGATTCCTATGTGAAATACAACATTGCCGAGAACAGCTGGGACTACGGCAATCTTATACGAACGGCATGGATCGATGTATCGGTGCTCGGCAATCCCATCGCTTCAGACTCCGGCGGCGTTCTTTATCAGCATGAGACCGGCGAGACGACGACCGGAACTGGTGCCCCATCATTCCGTAGCGGCTGGTGGGCGCTGACAGAAGGTAACGACCTAGCCTTCGTTGACTACATCATTCCAGATTTCCGATTCAATCTGTTCTCCGAGGTTTCGGATGCGCAGATCACTATAACCTTCTATAGTGCCGATTATCCTGGGGCCACGCCGATTGTCCACGGTCCATACCTTGTCGATGCGACGACAGAGTTTTTGACGCCGCGCATACGCGGTCGTTTGATGTCTGTGCTTATCCAGAGCAACAATGCCGAGTTCTGGCGGCTAGGCAAGATTCGATTCCGTTATGCATTGAGCGGGAGGCGTTAGTGGCAATAGGTTTGGATGGCATAATGTCTGCCCTGCAAAATGGCGTCGTCGCCATTCAGGACCTTACGATAACGCTTCGCTCTGTTTTTCCGCAGTCAGGAATAGTATCCAGCTCGTCGCCGACTGCTGGCGCTATCACCTTTTCGTCCTCGCAAGCGAGCGGCTTTCTGTTAGTTACAACGAGCTCAGGAGCACAATACAAAGTGCCTGTTTATCCTCTATAGGTGTGAACCATGGCTATAACAACCACTACCAATAAGAGTCTCATCAAGGTCACGGTCGGCACCGAGGCAGGGACTTGGGGTCCTTATATCAACACCGATCAGGATCTTCTGGACAACATGCTCGGTGGCACCGCCACCATTGCTTTGACAAACGCTCCAGTAATCCTCAGCTCGGCCCAATATCAGTGCGCCTTCATCAGATTTACGGGGGCCATTACTGCAAACATCGCCGTTACATTTCCTTCGGTCGGCAGCTTCTATAGTATTATCAATGATACAACCAACTCATCCGCCTTTGGCCTAACTGCGCAGACAACGGCAGCCGGGGGCAGAATCATTGGTATTCCTCCCGGCAGCATGACAGAGATTTTGACTGATGGCGTTAATGCTAGGTTTAGAGGGCTACCTCCGGTAGGCACCTATTGGGACTATGGCGGCTCATCTGTCCCGGCTTGGGTAGTTGCCTGTACTATCCCGCCTTACTTGAATTGCGACGGCACAGCATTCTCTTCAGTGACATATCCAAACTTGGCAAACGCGCTTGGCGGCACGACGTTGCCTGACGCAAGGGGCGGGACCCGCTTTGCGCTCAATCAGGGAACCGGTCGCTTAAGTGGAGCGATCGACGGCAATGCGTTTCTCAATAGAGGCGGAAATTCCAATATTGCCTTAGGCCAAATCAACATGCCGAACTACTCATTGACGGTTAATGATCCTGGCCATCATCATCAATACGTAAAAGTTACAAGCGTTGGTGGTGTTACTGGCGGTGCCGGCACCAATCAATATTCGGTATCCACTCAAGACACATCTACGGAAACGACCGGAATCACCGTAGACTCCGGCGGCAGCGGGACCATGTTTCCAGTTCTTAATCCTGGATATGTTGGCGGCATCACCATGATTAGGGCGGCATAGATGTCACTCGCTGCTGCCTTTCATGCGGCACGCAAGTACGCCAACGGTGGCGCAGTAAAGTCTATGGAGTTTCAGGGTATTCCTATCAGGATTGAAACCCCGAAAGGTCAAATCCGCGAAGGCTGGACGCATCGCCTTCCCTGTGACTACGGCTACATTCGGCACACCGAAGGCGGAGATGGGGATCAAGTCGATGTCTTTGTCGGCCCCAACAAAGACAGCAACAAGGTTTTCATCGTCGATCAGATGCGTCGTCATAAGGATAAGTTTGACGAGCACAAGTGTTTAGTGGGATTCGATTCAAAGAAGAAGGCAGTCGCCGTCTATAAAGCCTTCTATGGCCGGGAGTATAATCCGCATTTTGTCGGCGCTGTTACCGAGCTCAGCATCAACGCATTCAAGAAGTGGCTTGATGGTGGTGGCGGCAAGAAACCGGTTTCGCCGGAGGTCAATTTCAAGAAGGGCGGCACGGTCAAGGCAACCAAGGCGACGGCTCATTACCGTTTGGGGACGAAGAGCGAGCATTGCTCGATCTGCACGATGTTCAGATCACCGGCATCTTGTACGTCAGTTAAGGGGCACATCAGGGCGCAGGATACCTGTGATTACTTTGAGCTAAAGAAATATCAGGAAGGTGGGCTTGTTTTTGATCCAGAATTTCTTGGCGATTATCAGAAAAAGAAAACCCCTAATGTCCGCGTTATGGAAGGCCATCAAGAATTTGAGCCTGGATACGCCAAAGGATGGGAGACCGAACCTGGCTCTATTATGAATATGCGCGGGCAGCCACTCGCTTTGCGTCGTGCGCAAGATGGCGGCGAAGTCGGCGAGGATTGGAATCCTGATGCCGTTCCATTGCCGCGACCGAGACCCCCGCCTGAGCCGCCAGAGGCGCTTGAGGCCGGATACCCAGAGCCACCGCTGCCAGGAACGGAGATGAAGGCTTATCATCCGACCTGGCGCGAGCGTCTCGGGCAAGGGCTTATGGGTGACAAGCCTGCCTCGCCAGCCAGAGAACAGTTTACCCGCGGTCTTCTCGGCACGACCGGACTCGGTGAGCAGTCTATGAGTCTCTCCGATCTGACCCCCGTCGGCATGGGTCTTGGCGCGCAGGAGAACATCCAGCATGGCAAGTACCGAGAGGCTGCCTTGAGTGTCCTGCCGGGAATGGCAGTCGAGAAGGCTGCGGCTGCCCCGCTTATGAAAGTCGCAAGCGATGCCACAAGCAAGGCAGGGCCTGAGGCTGTTCAGTATTGGACGCGATCGATAGTCGATCACTTACTTGAAACCCATGGCGATCGGCCAGATCTTGTTGCCGGGGCATTAGAAAAAATAAGACGTACCGCAAGTCCAGAAGCAGAAGAAAAAATTCTTCAGGGTCTTCCTGAGCAAACTCGCATTGGCGTCATGCGGCATAGAATGGAAGAATGGAATCAGCCGCGACCTGGTGAACAAGGCCATGTCGATCCAGCGCGTCCTGCCTTCCGCGAAATCACCCATCTAGAAGAAGCCAAGGATTGGTTGCGAAATAATGGGCATGATCCAAAGGATTGGGGATATAGCGATCCTGAGAATTACGTCGATCTTGCCAACAATATGAAACGGGAGATTGCGGGACTCCAGCCCCCGCCAAGTGATCGGGTTCCTGTCAGGACAGCGCCGCAGCAAGGGGCCAGCCCACTTAACGCACTAGCAGATCACCTTGAGGGTCAATACGGCAGAGTTATTCCGCCGAAGGTTATCGGCTCGTTGGACGAATTGTTTGGTTTGGTTTCTCCGCATGAAGTCGAACATTTATCGGCTGCCGACCTGCTGTCGATCCGCGATAAATTGAGTAGGGCTGGGGCCGATGCCTATCATTATCAGGAAAAGGACCCCAAACTGTGGAATGCCCTGCATGAAAGGTTCGATGCTTTAGATAGAGACATGGAGCGGCACATAACCTGGGCCACCCCACAGCGGCAAGAGCCGCCACTACACCAGGCTGGTCCGTTTCAATCCAATTACGATCAGGGCGTCGTTCAACAGTTCTCAAACTATTTCAACGATGTTCTTGGCAAGCATTTTTCGAGTCAGGAAGAGTTTGCCAATAGATATTTTGGCGGCCTGAATACCAGCCGTATCTCCGCTCGACGCGGCAACGATCCATATGGATCTGGCGCTCCGGCTCTTTACTTCGATGGCCCACTGATGCACCCGAACGGAGACTTCGTTGGCTCGATCGAGCGAGCAATTATTCCGTCTCAAAAATACGCCTATCACGGACTGCTCAGTCTGGAGCCTAAGTACCAAGGCGGTGAACTTGCTCCCAAGATGCTGCGTGAGCAGATCGATGCCTACAATAAGATGGGTCTCAATTATGTTAAGTTGAACGCTGGATTGACATCAGGTCCCTATAGCTGGGCTAAGTATGGATGGATTCCCGAGCAAGCCAGCTGGAATCTTGTAAGAAGTAGCATCAAACATGAAGTCAGTAACGAGCGGTTAAAAATCTCCGATCCGGGGGTAAAAGATTATCTTACGAAGGTTTTGAACGATCCCGATCCTCGCGCCATGTGGCAGCTGGCCGACATCACCGCGAAGGATGATTTTGGCAACGAGATCGGCAGGGCCGCGCTGCTCGGCAGAAATATGCGGAACGCAACAAATATCCGGTTTGGTGCTAATGGCTGGGCCGGCCAGCTCAATCTGAAGAATGCGGAAAGCATGGAGAGATTCAATGCCTACTACAAACGACAAATCGGAAAACCCAAGAAACCAAAGCTCGTCACAGAATGACGATCCTGAGGGATGGCATGAGCATGTTC